TATGCTGAATTCGGAGAAAATAATGAAATTGGATATGTAGAATATGATGATAAGGGGAATGAGATAAGAAAGAAGGTTAAAGCTACAACCGTTGTTGATAATATAATCGGAACATTCCTTTATTTTTCTGAACAATTATTCTCTAAATCCGAAAGTGAATTCGGGGATGGCGAAGAAGCCGGTATATCCGGAAGACAGACGAGAAGAATGCAAAAGATGTCCAAAGCTCTTATTGGAAGACATGGTATTCTTGGTGCAGTTGTTCAATTCTCCGAGGTTGTTAGATTATTCTCAGAATTTGGAGAAGATAATTCTATACCAATAATGGATGCCGAAGGGAAACCCGTTATGGAAAATGGAAAAGCCAAAACTCTATCGATGGATAAAATCGCCGGAAATATAGTTACTGCTCTTACAACATTCTCGGATACTCTTGCAGATAAACTTGGAGACGGCGAACCAGAAGATGCTAAAAAAGCTATCCAAAAATATAGCGGAATCATTGAGGAGCTTTCAAAATTCTCCGAGTCTTTGGATTCCCTACAAAAAGCAAACGAAACTATTGCAGATCTTGCAAAATCTATAAATGATCTTTCTGTTAGTTTGGATAATTTTGATCAGGCTAAATTATCTAAATTATCTGCCATTTCCATTAGTGCTGGAGGATCGGGTGCTACTGGAGCAGCTGCCGGAGCTACTACTGCTGAAAAGATAGAAGCTAAAACAAAAACTGTCAAAGAATCTACTACGCCTGCCACAAATTGGGATCTCATTTCTGCTCAAATTGGAACCGCAGTTGGAGCTCAATTAATAGATGCTATGAAGAAAGGTCAAGTCAAATTTGAGTTCAGTCCGTCTTCACCCGGAAAAGGCATTTTAAGCTTTGATTAATTAAAACTACATATAACAAAATTCATATAATAAAAAAGTAGTACACTAAAAATATTTTTATGAAATTAATCAAACCCTTTACCGAAATCCTTACCCCAATAAACGGAGAAGAAATTCTAAAATTCCTTGAAAAGGTTGCTAGAACTTGCTATAAATCTGAGGATAAGATTACTGATGATTCTGCGGAAAAAATGATCAGAATGCTTATTTCAAGAGGTCATGAAGCAATGATCGAATTTTTTGATATTATAGTTAAATTTACTTGCGACAGAGGGGTTTCCCATGAAATAGTTCGTCATAGAATGGCTTCTTATGCTCAGGAGAGCACAAGATATTGTAATTATTCGAAAGATAAATTTGATAACCAAATTACTTTCATTATTCCTAATTGGTGTATTAATATTGATGAACAATTTTTGACCGATAGAGCTGAAATTGAATCTTCGACAAATATCAACGATGATGAAAGAAGATGGCTTATAGCTATGGCATTTGCCGAACATAGTTATAATTTATTAATTGAAGATGGTTGGCAAGCTCAGCAGGCAAGATCAGTTCTTCCGAATTCGACTAAAACCGAAATAAATGTTAAATATAACCTACGCGAATGGAGACATTTCTTTAAACTAAGAACTTCTCCCGCTGCTCATCCGCAGATGAGGGAATTAACGATACCTCTTCTAAAGGAGTTCCAATCAAAGATACCTATCATTTTTGATGATATTAAAATAAACTAGTTTTAATGAATCCTTATGAAGAGATAAGAGACCAATTAATACGAGACATAATAGGAATTCAAGATCCTTTTTATTCAAATGCTATAACCATTTTTCTATTTTTAGCATTTATTCTTTTTATAGCTTATACTGTAAAAATTATTATTGAAGATATAAAATGGAAAAAGAAGAGTAAAGAAAGAATGAGAGAGATTGAAAGAACATGGATAAAATTATTTAAAAAAGAAAAACCAAAAGAATGGGAAAAATAAAAAAATTAGGCCTTACTATTAACTGTTTTGACTCAAGCGAATTATTATTTGATCTTATTTCCCAAATAAGGGATCAAGTAGACTGGGTTGCCGGTTTTTATCAAAAGAAATCTTATTGGAAAAATGCAATGGATCCAAAAGATATGGCTGAATTAGAGAGATTAAAGTCCCTAGGTCTTATTGATGAATTGATTGAATTCAAACCCAACTTTCTAAAATATTCGAGGGAACAAGAAACAGATAAAAGAAATATGGGGATTTCTCTCGCAAAAGAAAGGGGATGCTCTCATATATTGAATATTGATGCCGATGAGTTCTATGATAAAGATCAATTCAGAGTTGCTAAGGAAATGATTAATGAAAATGGGTGGCCTATTACTTATTGGAGCTATGTTAATTATTTCAGAGATCTAGAACATTATCTTGTTTATCCCTTTAGACCATTTGTTCCCGGAATTCATTCCACTTATTTTAATTATACTTTCAATGGACCAGCCCCTGGTCCAACGGATCCTACAAGAAGAATCTATAATCCTTTAAATATAGGAACTTATATTTTTGAAGATGAGATAATCCGTATGCAGCATTTTGCATGGATCAGAAAAAATATAAGGAAAAAATTAGAAAACTGGTCAGCAAAAGATCATTTTACCCCGGATCTTATTAATAAAGCTGTAAAGCAATACGAAAATTGGAAAGAAGGGGATCCTGCCATTATGTTATTTAATGTTCCCGATAATAGTGTTTTTGTAAGAAAATTAGATGTAAGAATTACAGGTATCCAGGTTCCCTGGGTTGAGGAAGAAATGGAAAGGTGGAAAGCAAAACAGGATGTTAACAAAGAAAAAGAGGTTAAATAAACCTCTTTTTTATTATCCTGTTGATGCTATAAAATTAATGGTTTTATTGGGAATATCTGAAAGATCCTTATATGATTTTGATCTTGCTCGGTGAGTATGAACAAAAAAACCATTTTTATCTGCACCAATTCCTACTTCGCTAAATTTTTTTCCACCAATTTTTGGTTTCCCTATTCCATGAGCTTTTCCATCTTTAAATCTTGAAACCCCCAATTGAAGTATTTTTTCTTTTATATCTTTTGGCAAATGGCTTCTTTTGACAGCTTCTCTTGCATTATCTTTTTCATTCAAAAAATCTTCAAAAGAAGGATACTCAAAAGACTCAAATCCTGGATAATCCCTAATGGCCATTTCTGGGGATAAATCATTTTGAATTAATTCGGCAGATGTTGGGTCTACTCTTTCAGTTTTGCCTGTTTCTGAATTTATTATATTATAATAAGAAATATTACCATCGTTATCAGTTTCCTCCGAAACTATCTTACCTGTTATTTTCTTTTTTGTATCTAGAGAAATTCCCTCTATTTCACATCCAATATGAACATATTTTTCATCATCTTGAGGAGTTGGGGCTTGCTGAAGTTTTTGATCAAGGTCTTTAACGTCATAGGTATACATTAAATTTGGACCTCCTTTATTTTGAGAGCTCTGGCCAAATCCCATACCTCTTCCGCTAGCATTTCCATATCCGGCGTTACCACCATAAATGGAATATCCTGCTCCACCCCATTCGTTGATTGTATCTGATATTTTCTTTGCTCTCATAATCTATTTATCTTATACCAACCCAATCTTTTCGAGTAATAAACCCATCAATATTTCCTCCCCTATAATATAAAACTTTATTTTGATCGGGTAAACTTTTAATAATTCCTCTAAAGACCATTAATTCTCCAGGTTTTAACCTTGAAAAAATTTCTTTAGAATCAAAATCATCTTTGAGATCATCTGGATCTATATCATTATTTTCGCAATAATAGTCCAAATCAAAGGTTAAATATTGATCCAAAGGTAAAGGATTTTTATCATATTCTATAGCTTTCGCAAGAGTAGGATTTGTCTCCATCCAATCACGAAAGGCTTCTCCATTAACTTCATTATCTGGATCAGTTAAAGCCCTATAAAGAAGGGACTTGTATTTTCCTAAAGAAAGAGATCTTTTTGGATTCTGGCCTCTTTGAAAGTTATATGCTTCGAATACTTTTAGTGCTTTCATTAGTATGTAAAAAGTATTAATTCTGCAACCGCAATAAAAGGATCTTTATTTTCCCTAGAATAATCATTAGATATTGCAATCCAATGAGAATATTTTTCTTTTAATTCCTTAAGATGTTTTTCATCTTTTGCAACAGGAAATCCGTATGCGCTGCTCTTAAATTCATAATCAAAAGGAGTTATTTTAAAAACCGAAAAATCATTTTTTTCTCCATTGATGTAAACATCAGCAAACTCATCACCTTCTATTTTATTAAAAACTAACCGGACCCTCATATTATAAAGATCAAAACTATTTTCTCGATCGACTTCAATAGTTTGTTCTTCTCCTTCATAATCCTTAAAAGTTTTAGAAGTAGTTCTATGTTTTCCTACTTTTAAGGTTTTTTGAGGGGGATCTCCTCTTTTAAATTCTATATTTTCAAAAACCTTCTTGGCTATCATACAAAGATTAAATAATCTATTTGAACTGGGAAAGTTTGAGGATTATAAACATAAAATCCATCAATTAAATTCCTTGTATCCCCATTATCAGGAGCTGAAGTCCAAATATACGCATCTCCAACTTTTTTCCAATCCTCGTTTTCTGTAATCCATTCAAGATAATCTCCTGCGCTCATTTGAGTAGCATTAGAGCAACCACTCATACCAACTTCAATTGTTTTAACAACCGGAGTATAATAGGTTGATGAATCAGTCTCATAAGAAATAGAACAATCTATAGTTTCATTAATTGTAATAAGAGTACAATTGGATAAGGTAACCATGCTAGGATCATAGGAGCAATTATAAAGTGTACATCCAGATAATGAAACGTCTTCTAAGAAAGATGTAAATATGGAGCTATCCTGAATAAAAGCATTGTTTATAGAACAGTCGTTTACAATAGATAAAGCTATTTCAACTCTGCTTGAAGGATCCCCATAAGGAAGTAAAGGATAATCTTTGTTTACCCAGGAATTTTCAATAGTTCCATTTAAAGTTGATTCAAGATTTAATCTAGAATTAAATAAAGATGAATCCGCTAGCTGATAATATGCGTAAGAGCAATCTACTGCAAGAACATAGGATTCACTTCCAGAGCTAGCATCCAAACCAACGGAAGCATCTGTAAAATCTGTTATAAATGGTCCAAAAGAAATCGAAGGATCAAATGTTATCTCTATATTTTTTAAAAAGTTGTCAATCTGAATAGGCTCGAAAATAGTAACAATATCTGTAACATGATTAATATAAATCCATTTATTATAACTTAATTCTGTTGCTGGATATGTAGCTTTTAAAATAATTCCTTGCATTGCTGAATTAGGATACTTAGCATAAAGAACCATTTTAGAAAGATCCTCTTCTAATTCAAATATTTGAGGAACATTTATTCCCCCTATGATAATAGCAGGGAAAGGCGAACTAGCATTTTCAGAAGCATCTATAAGAGTTAGTTCAATGTTGGAAATATTAAAATCCCATCCTGCCTGAGTTCCGGTAAAAGAAAGATCACTAGGATCATAAGTAGTTGTAATCTTTGCTTGAATATTGGATAAAGCTATATCTAAAGCTTGATCTATTGTGATATTATTTGAATAGTCTGCGGAAGCTTCAACATTAAATTGATAATATTTGAAATTTTTATAAAAGCCAATCGAAAGATCGACAGTCATAAAATATGGATTCAAATCATTATCCGTGAATGCAGGAATAGTAAATGCTTGCGATCTAAAATCAAGACCCTTCGTTAATCCAGGGATAAAAATTACTTCTCCTGGTTCTACAACTTTCATTTGAGAACTATAAGAGGAAACGGGAATTTTAATATCTGAAAAAGATATTGAAGCAAGAGTGTTGCTTCCCTGTATAACTCCTACAGATTTATTTGGTAAAAATTGTAGGTATGAATCATCTCCAGCCCCCGCACATGGTGAAAGAGCGGGATAAACATAGTTATTGCTAGAATTATTAAATACATCTGTAGCCATGCTATTAGCCTTTTATTTTTATTATTTATTCGTGAATAAAAAGAATAGAATGGATTTTTATAAAAAGTTATTATTTGCTGTTTAAGACAACAAATCCCTAAGGCAAGGATTAACATGACTTAGGGATTTAAACTTAGCAGGCACGTGCCTATGAGTTGTGCCAATGTATTTAGGGGTCCTTTTGATATTTAGATTTTATCCCAGGTTCTTCGATTTTCAGGAATAGGAATTCCAAACTTATCGAGCCTTATTTTTTCTTTTTTTGGAATAGCTTTAGCATCAATAACTTCTACCCCATCTATTATAATAGAGGGAACATATTCTTCTGCTTCCTTCTTTTTCTTCTTTTCAAAATCTTCTTTTTTAATACGTTCAATAAGTTCTTGACCAGGAGAAGGTTTTTTCAATTCCTCTACGGGGTTTATTTCTTCTTTATCAGGAGCGAGCTCTTCTTTCACCCCTTCATCCATGCTCGCTCCTAAGCTTTTTTTGAGTCCTGGGGTTCTTTTAATTCTTTATCGTCCGAGATCTTGCCAAAATGATAAACATCTCCATTCGAATCTACATAAGTTTTCTTAAGATGCCACCCCCTTGTTTTTGTAACAGGGGTTTTTTCCTCTGTAATTCGGGATTCCTCCGCTTCTTTTATTGTAGCTTCAACAGCTTGCTCCATTATTTCTGGAGAAGTAACATCTTCTATTTCATTACTTACTTCTGGCAAATTTTCTTCTGGAATGATAATTTGAGAAGGATGGGCATCAATTATTTTTGAAGTTGTTTCCGGGATTAATGAATTTGCTTCTCGATCAAGATAATCCATTCCTTCCTGTACATCAAAAGCACTGTCTATTCCCCTAGCACTTTCTTTTTCCCTAAGCCTTCTTTCTACCTCATTTTCGATTATCTCATCTATTTCTTTTTCAGATCTTTGAAGAGGAGTCATATTATCTTGAAAATATTCCTTTTCAAATTCTTCGTTTGCTTTCTCGTGATCTCTTAATTCAATAGAGATAGGGTCTTTAATAATTTCAACTCCTCCTTCACCAATAATTGGATTTTCCTCATATTTTGTAGCTGGGCCAGCAGTAGAAAGAAGGGTATTCTTAAGTTTTTCCAAATGATTATCTCTATCAAGGATCTTTCCGATAGTTTCGCTTAAATCTGAAGTTTCCTTTGGTTTATTCTCTTCCTTTAGCTCTTCCTCTCTTGGTTTATTCTCTTCCTTTGGCTCCTCCTTATTAGCTTCATTTTCCTCAGTAATCATTTTAATATTATTAGCAACTAATGCTGTCATACCAAGAGCAACTATAGGAAGCAAAGCACCCGCAATCCAAGAAATAATAACTTGATACATTTCAGCATTCTCTGCTTGAACTCCAATTAGGATAGATTTTTGCCAATATTGCCAATCGTCTGATCCTGAATTTGCCATAAATTTAAAAGAAGCATAAACATTGGCGGTTACCTGTAATGCAGTTAATAGAAACATCAATGCCCACGGAAGAAACTTATCTTTATTTTTGGTCATTAATATTGAAAACAATACAGATGCTTGTCCAATTTCATAAGTAATACCAAGAAGTACTGCAAGGCCAACAGTATTCGCTAAGTTGAAAAATGTAATTGAGTGTAAAGTTGATACAAATCCTACACACAAATATAGGAGGGCAAATGTAACAATAAGCCCCCAATAAAGACCTTTGTTTGTAATTTTAAAATTTTTTAAATTCATATAATGATTTTTATATTTTAACGTATCCTGAATTTTCAATTTGATCTATGAGATTATTCAAGTATTCTGGGATTTTTACAAATCCCCAGATGCGCTCTTCTGTTCCATCTAATTTTTTAACAATTAAAAGTGGTTCAGCTGGGTATTCAGTCATGACTTCATTAATCATACTTACACTTTTGATATTGACAGCATTTAGCATTTCATCGCTAATATCTGTATGAATAATTTCATGCAAATGTTTTGAATATAGCGCAATTTTTTCTCTTAATTCAGGAGTAATTTCGTTCATTGTATTTATTTTTTAGAGGTGTCTTTAACTTCTTCAGCGCCTTTAACAGTAATAGTTGTATTTGAACGAACTTTTTCAACGGCAGATTGAACAGCTTCAGCTCTTTTGTTAGCAGCATTTACCTGTTCGTTTGCAAGTTTAAGTTCGAAATTCAATTTCTTTATACTGTCCTGGGAATCCCTGTAATAATTATTGTAAAGAGTTTTTAGAGAATCTATTTGCTCAATGTATTGTTTTGATCCCATATTCAAAAGAGTTTTTCTATTGCAACTCTGCACACTCTTAATCATAAGTAAAAACAATAAAGCCAAAGCAAACCATTTCATGTTTTTTGAAAAAAATTGTTGTGGTGTTGTAGCCATAATTTAATTATTTGTTTTTATATATTCTTGCAAAAACTTTCTTACGAAGTTTATACAAAAAAGAGGGATATTAGTTTTTTATATCCCTCCATATTTCAAAAAAATATCCCTCTATTCAAGGGATATTTGTTAAAGAAATGTTAAAAATTATTCAGATTTTTCTATGGAAAGATCTCCTATCTCTTCTGTAGGAGGAGTTCCTGAATTTCCGTCTAATTCTTCATCTAATGAAACTTCCATTGTTCCGAGATCTTCTCCCTGAGTTCCTGGCTCTTCCATTGGAGCAGGTTCTAATTCAAGATAAAATCCCTGCTGCATAGCTGCATACTTATCTTGAAGGAATTGAATATTCTTAAGCTCTTCTCTTGCTTTATTAAGAGCGACGGAAACAGATTCCATTAAAGGAAGATATTGTTCTCCTTCGGATTCAAAGTCTTGAGCTGATTGAAGACCAACTCCGCCAGGATTCATAAGAGAATAATAAACAAATTCAAGAGCCTGATAACCAAGTTTTAGAGGCTCAGTTCCATTAAGAAGATTTTCAGCTGCTCTTAATTCTTCATCAAGTTTAACTACACCCATCCATCCATTTTTGGTCCAGAAAAGACGATTCCTTACATAATGGGAAAGATAGCTACAATATTCTCGAGCATCTTTATTCCCACCTATTTCCCACATTTTTACGGGAAATGCTTTTGCTGCTGCTTCAAATTCTTCTCCTGCAGCTTTTATTTCTTCTTCAGAAGGTTTATTTGGGCTTGCTTCAACAGCTTCGGATAATTTTTCTTTTAATTCTTCAACGTTGTTAATTTCAAGTTCTGCCATGGTTTCACTTTATTTTTTAATTATAGAGATGATGAGGAAATAAGTTTTTCAAATTCTTCATAATTTTTATTTACAATCATAATAAATTGAAATCCTTGCTGAATAACAGCTTTTTTCTTAGCCCTAATTGTTTGTTTATCCCTTTTGGCTAAATATTTATTTTTTACCTCTATAATTAAATTTATAGAGGGAATATAAAAATCAGGATAATAAATTCTTTCTTTATCTCTAAATTTATATTTTATAAAAGGAGCTCTTTGGATATTTAATAAATCATAATATTTTTCTAAGAAATCTAATTCATAAGACCCTTGATAAAATAAAGAAGATTCTTTATATCTTTTTATAAAAAGACCAGATAATTGTTGTTTTGAAAAAACCCCCAAACTTTGAATAGGATTAGGCATTCCATATCTTAACATATTTGTTTTATGAATTTTTTCTACTAATTCTGAAGACTGGAATGTATATTCCCCGCCATATTTTTCTTTTCTTGTTATTGCCCCCTTTTTCTGAATTTTTTTAGATTGAAAGGGTAATTCTACCCCTAATCTTTCCAGATTCTTTCTTCTTATGTTCCTTTGAATCTCTAAATTTTGCATAGGACAAGAATTTCCATAAATTTCTTCATTAGTTATTTTAATTTTATTTCGAATATCTTTCAACTTATTTACATTTGAGACCCCATATCTTTCAATAGAGGTCCTTTCAACATTTTTAGGAACCCCGGCCTTTTTGCATTCATTTGAGCAATAGATTTTATAAGCATTTTGCCATTTATTTGTATAAGGGGTAGAAGAATGACAGATAGGGCAAACCCCATCCCCCTTTTTCTTCAAATAGTTATCATAATATTCTTTTTTTGATATGTTATGAGTATTAATATGCTTTGATAAATGAGATAAAGTAGGGTATTCCTTCTGACATATTTGACAAATAAACTTTTCTTTTTCCATGAATATATAATTTAAAATATATATCCGAAATGATTCTTAATAGTTTGAACAACCAGTTCGTCGTCCAATTTCCCAAGAATTTCTTTTATCCAGAAATCCATGCTAGGTGGGCTGATGTTGTTAAGAGGTTAAAGCTCCCTTATGAAACTGTTGAGGATTTTATAAATGCTTCAGTTCAGAGCATTAATTTTCCTGCTGTTGAACTTCCTACAGTTGAGCAAACACAGCATCAGTATAGAATCACCTATAGAGGGGGAAAAGAGCTTGAACCTGTTATAGATAAAAATCTTACTATAACTTTTAAATTAACCGAGGGATTTATTTCATATTGGATCCTTTTTGAACAAATAGAAAAATTTGTAGAATATTCGCCAACTCAGCCATTTTGGCCTCCCATGTTTGTTTCTTTTCTTGATCATCATGGAATGGAATTAGTAGCCTTTACTTTTGAAAAAATTGTTCCTAAAAGTTTATCGCAATTTGAAATATCTTATGCTACAACAGCAGCCGAATTTAATACTTTTTCTTTAAATCTTGTATACAATAGATATAGGATTCAGAGAAGAGCTGGTCAAAATCAGAATAATATATAAAAAGAAATAAAAGAATATCATGGAAGAAAATACTAAATCCCGTCTTCAAGTAGAGGAATCAAAAGAAATCGATTTTCCCACTTATTATGATATTAAGTATTCCAGAAGCTCAAAGATATTTGAATCGGAAGAAATAAAAGATATGGAACCCGACCAGATACAAGAAGCAGAGAAAGCTTATTACCAAATTCTTGATAAGATTAAAAAAGGAGAAGAAATAGATGAAGGATTTCTCGGGGCTCTCGTTGGTGGTGCTGCAGGAGCTTTAGCTGGTCCTGCTATTGGTCGAGCTATTTGCAAAGCTCTTGGTATTGATGAAAATGGAACCTTAGGTAAATTAATAACTTCAAGATTAGTAACAACAGCTATTGGAATAGCTTTAGGAAAATAAATTTAAACAAATGCCAGCTGCAAAAGAAGAAAAGAATTTATGGAAACTTTTCATGGAGAAATCATTCTTTTTATTGCAACATCCATTGGCTGGGTTGCAACTTCAACTTCTAATAAAACAAAAACAAAAGTGGTTTTAGAAGAAACCATTGAATCTGTTAATGAATTAAAAGCAGAATTAAAAGAGATCAATAAAACTCTTCAAAAACAAGCTGAATTAAATGGCCAGATCATTCAATATATGAAACAACAATGAAAAAACTAGTATTTTTATTTTTAGTAATTTTTCTTTATGGATGTGGAGGGTCATATCAAAAAGCTGAGATGGTGACTTCTGATTCGCTAGCATTTTCTTTGGATACAATTGAGTATGCATTGCAATCTGAAGAAATATCATTCCCATCAGAAACTCTTATTGTTATTACAGATACTTTTAAAAAAGAACAAAAAAGAATCACGGATTTAAGAATAGATACTACTTCGAATTTAGATCGTATAATAAAAAATAAGGAATTAATTGATTATCAGCAAAAACAATTAGACTCCTTATTAATAAAAAAGAGATAACCCTTTAAATCCCTAATTTAATGAATACAATAATTGGTTTTGATTTTTCAATCAATAAACCTGCCGCTTGTTTATACCAAAACGGAAAATATACTTTTTATTCTTGGCCTTTTGATCTTAGCGATAAGATTAAAAAAATCTATCGCGACGCGGGCATAAATCTTATAGATAGGAGAGATCAAAAATATAAAGGGAAGGATTCTTCAGAAAAAATGCGTTGGGAAGTATCTAACTCCATGTATCTTTCCGATTTAATTATTACTAGTTTGCCAAATGGTGAGATGAAAAAATGGCAAATAGTTTTTGAAGGGTTATCATTTAATTCCTCCGGTAATATGGGTATCCAATTGGGTGGTTATAAGTATATGCTTATGAGGGATCTTTTTGACAATTGTATCCCATTTGAAAACATGACTACTTATGCTCCTATCACAATAAAGAAAACTGCAGGATGTTCGGGGAAAGGGAAAACTAAAAAAGATATGATAGATGCTTTTGTTCGAACTTCCTGTCCTTTTGCACAAATAATTTTTTCTAACCCTTCTTTATTTCAAAAGAAAACAGGTACCTGGATAGATCATTTAGATGATTTGGTTGACGCTTATTGGGCTGTACAAACTTATTTAGAAAAAAATTAATAAGGTTGCCAGCGCTTTTCCCCTAATTGATCTTCTAACTCTTTTACAATGGGCTCCGGCCAATGTATGAAATCGGGATCAGTGTTTTCTGTATTTGCCCAGTCCCTTCCAAATCATCTGCGGAAGAATAGCTGCATTACCAATTCTCATTGAAGATTTAGGATCAATTCCTCTTTCAAAATTGACAGATTCTTTTAATTTATTAGGATTGAATTTAATTTTTAAAATAGCATCATCGCTTGCCCCCGAAGAATTTACATCTAGAGGTTCATAGGAGATTAATTCAAAATATGGATCGTTTTCAAAAAATTCCCTTACTGTTCTATTCCAAAAAACACTACGTGTAAGAAGATGAGCAAAAAATACATCGCCATCCCCGGTTTTTTTGTCCTGATGAAAATATGAATATCTGGATATTACCCCGGGAAAATATTTTTTGAATTTTTCCTCCATATCTTGAAGAAGTTCGGTCATTCCTATTTTTAAGGCTTTTTTCGGAAAATTTCCCCTTTCAAAATTTAATCCTTCTTTAATAGGATTTCCAAAATGCTTTTGGAAAATTTCTTCCGGATCCATCCTTTCTACCTGTTCATTTTCAAATTTAGTTGTTGGATCAAAAAAGGTAAGTCCATTCCGAAGACTGAATTCAACACGAACCCCATGAATACCATCCCCTAAAGTATTTCTCTGGGCAATTCTTATTTTATCCTCGTTATCATTTGAAAAAACTAATTTAATAGGGGCCTCAAGATCCTCTTCATCCATTTTAAACCCATATTTGTCTAAATAAGGTTTTAATTTTATAAGTGCTTTTGAAACCCCATCACCAAATTCATTGGAATATTTTCCAAATCCGATTTTTAAGGAAGCTTTTGGATCCTGCCCTCTTTCAAAATTCAATGATTCCTGAACTAACTTCATTAAGGAGTTTTTCTTTATTTATTCTCTTTCTCTTAAAGGAGATTCTTTCTTTCTCTCTTGGGCACTTATTATATGACCCCCCTTGAAATAGTTTTTATATCCTCGTTAAGATTTAGTTAATTTTTAAGAATTTAACTCAGGCGTTAAAACCTCGTTAAGGAATAATCTTTTGCTCTTTTATGAGTATAATAACAAATAAATAGCGAAAATATATTATTATGAATTCAGAATCCGCACAGGTGTTTTTAAATAAAATGAAAGACCGATTAGCAAAAGGGGAATTTGATAAAGAAATCAATGTTCCTTTTATGAAGAGAGAATCGGTATATGCTTCAATTAAAGCAAGGGTAACTAAAAAACTTGAAACAGGAGCAACTCCTCTTCTTTCGGAGGGGGAAATAAAAGATGCTATTCAAGATGCAAAAGAAGTTGCTGCAATATCATTATCTTTATTTTCAAAAATTGGGTTGGTAGAGAAAACTGAAGAAGGATGGATAATTACTTCGGCAGGAGAAAAACTTTTAAAACATGTTAGCCCCGTCTAATATAAAAATTTCTTTTGATTTCGACGGAACACTGGATAGAAAAAGCATTCAGAATTATGCCAAGGAATTAATAGAAAAAGGATATGAGGTTTGGATAGTAACTTCAAGATTTGGAGATAATAAAAAATATCAAGAATTTTTCCAGACTTCAATCAATGTGGATATTACCAATAATGATTTAAAGGAAGTTGCTAATTCCTCGGGCATTCCCGAAGAAAGAATTCATTTTACAAACATGGATGATAAGTGGCCCTTCCTAAAGTTCCATGATGATTTCTTGTGGCATATTGATGATGATTGGATAGAAAATAAAAATATTCTTAAATATACAAAAACAAAAGCTATTAGTTCCTTGGGGGCTAATTGGAAATCCAAATGCGAAAGGTTAATAAAGAAAAAATTGATGGAATAAATAAAATAAAAATGTCATCATCATTTCCTTTCAATTGGTTCTTTTTTCCGTTTAAAAACGATTGGAAATTTTATGAGCATACCCCAGAAGCATCTACTTCTGAAACTAAAATAATTTCCAATATGTGGTCAGATTTAAAACCCATAGAACTTCATAAAATAAAAGTTGTTCCCTTCCCGGAGAAGGATTATTTCAAAGAAGAATTTACTAAAAAACAAATTGTATTACATCATACCGTAAGTGGCAATGGTGTATCGGGAGATATAGCCACTTGGGAAGATGATAATGCTGTCGTAGGAACAGCTATTATTATTGATAGGGATGGAACTCCTTATCAATTGTTTTCATCCAAATATTGGGCTTGGCATCTCGGAATAGGAAATAAAGCAAGAGACAGCCAATCTATAGGAATTGAAATTGATAACTGGGGATACTTAATTCCTGGTGATGGAACAATTAAACAATTTGGTAAAAAAGCTGATGGAACCCCTAAAATGATTCAGACGGAGGTAGGAAAATACTATACTTACTATGGTAATGCAGTTGATGTTCCAATGCAATATTATCCAAATGGATTTAGGGGATATAATTATTATGAAAAATATACCCTTGAGCAAATCAGAACAGCAGGGGAATTAATCCTTTTCTGGAAAGATAAGTATGGTATCCCTGTAAAATATAACGAAGATATGTGGGATGTTTCCCAAAAGGCTCTTTCCGGGGAACCAGGGGTATGGACACATGTTTCTTATCGTCCAGCAAATGCAAAAACAGATTTACATCCGCAGCCTGAAGTTATCGAAATGCTCAAAACTTTATCAAATCTGTGAAACCGAGATATGGTTGATGAATATATAAATAAAATCAGCCATGAAAGAAATTCGAAAATCCAAAAATAATTTGTTTATCTGTGAAGAGTGTGATAAAACGTTTAAATTAAAACATTCTTTAAGTGCCCATATAAATCAGTTTCATAATGGCAAAGAATATTATGACAAATGGTTAAAAGAGAAGGATGAGGGATTTTGTGAAATCTGCGGAAAGGAAACTCAATATTCGAAAAGATGGGATAGAGGATACAAAAAAACTTGTTCTGATAATTGTTTAAATAAACATTTAAAAATAAAATTTGACAAAAAAAATCTTTCAGAAAAAGAAATTATAAAAGAAAAAAGAGAAAAAACTAATCTTGAAAGATTTAAAACAAAAAATCCATATTCCTCCAAAGAAATAAAAGAAAAAATTCAGGCAACTAATATGAAAAATCTAGGGGTTTTATATCCTGGACAATCAAATTTAGTAAAAGAAAAAATAAAGAAAACATTTTTGAAAAAATTCGGATATGAAAACCCCCAACAAAATCCGGATATTTTTAAAAAGACCCAAACCTCTCAATTAAAATATAAAAGATACAATAATACTGATTTGATTTATCAGGGTTCTTATGAATTAGATTTCCTAGAAAATTTTTATAATCTTATTGAAATAAAAAATGCCCCTTATATAAAATATAAATTTAATGGGGTTTCAAAAGTATATCATCCAGATTTTTTTATTCCAGATTTAAATCTTATTATTGAAATAAAAAGTTCTTATTACTTTAATAAATATAGAAAATTAAACTTAGCAAAAGAAAAAAGCGTTATTAATACGGGATATAAATATTTAATAATAATTGATAAAAATTATACAAATTTTAAAAATGAAATTTCAAGGTTTCTTACAATGGCTAAATGAATCAGATTCCTCTTCTAAAGAAGAAAAATTCGGATGTATTATGATGGATGCTGATATAAAAAACTGGAAAGAATATCATACAGCTGGAATAGAAGAAGATGATGTTTTTATTAAACCTTATGATGATTCGTATGGATTAGAAGAAAACCCTCATGTAACTATTCTCTATGGAATTCACGAAGAAGAAGTAGATCCTCAGAGAATGGGGGAAATGCTTGAATATTACATGAAACCTGTAACTTTAACTGTAAGTGAAATAGGAGTTTTTGAAGGAAAAGAATATGATGTGGTAAAATATAATTTACCTTTGACAGGGCAATTGCAAAAATATAGAGATATTTTTATGCAAATACCAAATACACAAAGTTTTCCTGATTATCATCCTCACATGACAATCGCTTATGTAAAACCAGGAGAAGGAAAGAAATATGCTATGAAATTAAAGGAGCCTTTCCAAGTTAATTTTACTAAAGGTGTTTATTCATGGCATCCAGATAAAGAAAATGATCCAGATAGAACTTCAAGAAAAGTTGTTAATCTAGTTAAAAAAGAAAAAGAACCAATCGATGCCATACCTGCAGATCTTCCGCAACAGGTCTAATGACTTTTATAATTATTCGATTTTTTAACAAAACCATAACGGGATAGGAATAAAACTTATCCCTTTTTTGCGTATATTTACAAAAAATAGTTTTATGGGGGGTAATGCAATTCATCTTTCCCGGCCTGTCTCATTTGAAGAAGCCGAATTAACAATTCAATGGTTAAAAAGACATATTCTTCCTTATGTAAATTTTACAGAGGACGAAATGGCTATTTTAGGTTCTTATGGAAAGAAGCCTGATGGCGAATTTTATAACGATATTGATATTGCTGTTCAAATATCTCATTTAGAGTTATTTCCAAATGCTACCCAAAGACTTGCCGGATGGCTTCAAAGCTGGGGTTATTCTGTAAAACTAAATCCGGGATTTGGAATTTGTTCATTTGGATGCCCAATAGGAGGTAAATCCGAAAATGGATATGTCCAAATAGATTTCATGTTAACCTATAATTTATCCTGGTCAACTTTTATTTACCATTCCCCTGATTTCAGGAAGGGCGAATCTAAATACAAAGGACTTTATCGAAATATTCTTTTAATGGCTCTCATTACTGAACCCGAAAAAGAAATTATTAAAATTACTCCGGAAGGGGGGATAGAAGAAATTGAGGTCAACATATTAAGATACCCGAGGGGCGTGTGGCGCGTACGTAAAAATTTCATGGGTAAAAAAGGAAAACTTGTAAAGAATGGGAAAAATGTTGAAAGCTCTGAAATGTTTGTCACAAATGAGCCCTCGGAGATTTTAGATATGACAGTTGGCAATGAATTTATTCCCTCTGATATTGATACATTTGAAAAGCTTTGGGATATAGTTATGTCCCCTAATTTTAAGTGGATAAATAAACGAGAAGGCATTATCAATCGATTTGTTGAATGTCTTGAAGAGCAAAAACTCTTTATACCAAAAGAAGTAGAAGAATGGAAAAAGTAACTGTTTTATATCCAGGTTCGTTCAAACCATGTCATGGAGGTCATATAGATCTTATAAGAAAATATGCTGAACTTCCGGAAGTAAAAGAAATCTGGGTTCTTGTTGGGCCTGGAGTTCGTGATGGCATTGTTCAAGATCAGGCGGTTAAAATGCTTGAAAAATTAACTGAGGATATTAAAAAAGTAGTTGTTCAAGGAGTTCCCTGGCCTTCCCCTGTATTAGCAGCTTATAAAATTATTCAAGAGGCAGATAAAGGTTCTTATACTCTTGCAGCTTCCAGCAAAGAAGAAGAAAATGCTAAAAGGATTACTGATTTCGCATGGAAGCATTCTCCAGAAGGAAAATTCTATAAAGAGGGAATTGATATAGTTCAATTATCTGTAAATATTGAGCCGCTGCTATTTCAGGGTCGCTCGGATGAGCATAATGGGGAGCCTATTTCAGCAACTGTTCTTAGACAGGATCTTGTTGAAGGGAATATTGAAAATTTTATGACAGGTTATCCTGATTCAACCGAAGAACAAATATCATTTATCTGGGATACTCTTGAACAAAATATTGTTTTACCAGAAGATGATACTGTAAGTGATGATGCTGTAACAGAAGCTCTTCACACATCAGGAACACCTACAGAAAGTTCTCCTTTAGGATATGATCGTTATCAAGCAGGATATAATTATAAAGCACAATTTCCAATTGTAGAGGAAGAGGATGAAGATGAAGAACCTCTTAAAGACTGGGAATGGAACGAAAAAAAGAAAACTTGGATACGTAAAAGAATATAATATGGCAGGTTCAGCCGGACACATCTTATCCCCCTGGGAAAATACAGATTTAACATTTGGACAAATAAGAGAAATAATTACAAGAGCCTGTTCTGGTACTCTTGATAATCCTTCCGAAAAATTAGATGGGCAAAACATAATGGCCACTTATAAAAATGGTCATGTTTATATTGCTCGTACCCCCAAGCAACTTCGAAACAACGGAGCTGAAGCTCTTCGATGGGATCTTGTGGGGGAATATATGAAAACACCAGAGTCCCGAGAAGCTTATTCTACAGCTGCTCAAGATTTACAAGTGATTTTTGTTCCAATAGAGGAAAAAATTCTCCAAAATTTCTTCTGTGATGGAAAATATTGGTTGAATATGGAATTACTGACTCCTTTAATGGAAAATATTATCCATTATGGAAAAAGCCAACTTCGAATTCATAATGTTCAAACGGAAGGAAAAATTGTCGATAGAAATCTAGACGAATTTTTAGAACTTATTAAAGATGCCCAGAATGGGGCAAAAACTACTTTTGATGTCGATAAAACTAATAAAGTTTCTTTTTCAGTTATAGATCCGTCTCTATTCCTTAATGAATTGGATGATTTAATGTATGAAAGAAATTTGGTAGAAGGAAATACTTTAAAAGATTTTCTAGCTATAGAATTTGAAGAATTTATAGATTTTGAATTTAATATGTACAATGAAGAAGATCCAGGACTAAGAAGAGGGCTTATTCAAAGATGGGCATATTTTGACAAATCTAGAAATATCACGAAACTTTTAGTTGGGGTAAATTCAAGGTTAGCTACCTGGGTAAGAGAGGTGGATTCAACAATTGAAGAGACCCGAACTGAATTCCTTGAGATAATTATTGAACTCTTATCAAAAGTGGGGGTAAAAATTCTTCAAAACCTAAAAGATATTGCTTGCTCTAATCCAGAAGAATCCAAAAAAATCATATCTAATAAAGCGGAAACAGGGATAAATAAATTGAAAGAGTATAAAGGAGAAAAATCTGAAAACTTAAGAATTCAGTATGACAGATTTATTAGAGCTGGAGGATGGGATTCAATAGTTCCTGTAGAAGGAATTGTATTTAAATTTGAAGGAAACCTCTTTAAACTTACCGGAAGTTATCTTCCGCTACTTAAAATAATTAGCTTCTTCCGCTTTGGAAGAGATAAATAATGGATGCTAAATTTATAAAGGGCCAAGATCCTAGAAAAGCAATGGATATTGGTCTTTCAAGATATGAAAATACCTGGGATAGAATATATCCCGCCAATACTCCATATTCACCCGAAGAAGCTATTCAATATTTAAGAAAGACTTCTCTCAAGCCTTATATTGTTAAAAACTTACCGAGACAGCCCGATTGGACTATAGATTATCAGGTAAAAATGCTTAATCATCTGATAACTCATGGTAATTTTGCTCCGTTTCCAGAAATTCGCCCGGAGAGAGAAATCCCATCTCTTACGATGAGAAGGATTTTTGATGAACTAGAAAATAAAGGAATTTTGGAATTTGATCGTTCTCGAAAACCTTATATAGTTTATCTGAAAGACCCTGAAGTAAATGAATCCATAAATTTTGAAAGAGGTCTAGAGCCAAAAGATTCTTTAAAAATAGGACATTACCATAATCGAATGCTTGAAAAAGCTAGAGAAGAACTCAAAAATATTTTTGATGATATTCAAAAGAAATATGGTGGTAAAATCGATGTTCGCAAAGCCACATTTCTTCTTCAAACGGGAATCCGAGCTACTTGGATCCCTCCTACGTCTTCTTATAATTATGGCATTGAATTTTTCGAATCTAAAGACGACAATCAATATTATTTTACACCTATAAAATGGAATAAACCCGGAAAACCATTTGCTAATTTAAATTATGGCGGAAGAAAATCACCCCAAGAAGCTGCAAATGAAATAATAGCTCAATGGGGAGGAAAAATTGATGAATCATTGGATTTTGAAAGAGGACTAGATCCAAAAGCTTCTATAGATATAGGAACAAAAAATAGAATACTCAATAAATTAAAAAATATACATCATAATGAAATTGAATTAGGTAGCAAAAGAGATATGCAAACTCTATGGGGATTTTATCCGATGGGTGAAGACTATTATATTTTTAGTTCAGTTTATCCAAAAAATTGGATAGAGGATATTTTAAAGGGATATGGTATTGATGAATTTTTACAATTCCCAGGAGAATATGAAGAAAAAAGATCCGCTGTATACAAGATAAAATATAAAATAAAAGGGCCTTTCAAAGAATATTTTAAAAATATAGGAGCATTTCCAAATTTTGTAAGTGAAGCAGTAAATTTTGAAAGAGGGATGGATCCTAAAAAAGCTATGAATATTGGCAAGAATAAAAATAATTTCTTTGCTACTATTCCTTCAATGCCTTTTATGGAAGCTTGTGAAAAATATCCATGGTTTGAAAATCTGTTTGCTGGAGAACAAAATAATTTACTTACAGCAGCAGCTAAAATGTTACAAACATCAGAGCAAAAAGTTGGGGTAGGCATTTGGCCTAATGATCCAGAAGATATTCCATTAAATCCAAATGATTTAATTCTTGATCAATATATCGAAAGGGAAGATTGGGTATATGATAAAGAAGATGAAGTGGGAAAATTCCAGTTAATTGGATCATCGACTAGAGAAATTTATATTAAAAACCAAATTACAGAAGATATTTTATGTATTTTGGGAACTATTTATTAATTTATGAGAGCTCAATTTGTTTTAAATGAGGATTATAATAGTTTAAAGGAATTACATAAAGTTTCCTTTGAGATCTTTTCCTGGTTTAAGGAAAAAAATATAAAGAGATTAAATCCTCTTAAAGAGGATTCTGATGAATTTGATATTCGAAATATAGTCGATTCTAAGAAATATGAAAAAATAGATAAATTTATTCAAAGCGGAATAGGATTAATCTACGGTGATATATCCGACGAAGAATGGCAGGAAGCTGGTGCAATCATTTATCCTCCAGATTACAAGAACGTATTTACACCGGAGTCATTAGAAAAATATAAGGTATTTAAATCAGGCTTTATAATTTTTTGCTCTAGAGAAAATTTATTACATGAATTACAGCATGCTTATGATTATTGGATAAGTGGAGGAAAAAATCAAAGATCCGGATATAATGGATTGCAGGGAAAGATTCTATCAAATTCTGGAATAAACTATGATGCTGAGGTAGCCAAATATTATCTGGACCCTGTCGAACTAAATGCTTATTTTTCTGAAGCAATCTCCGGCCATTATTGGGCTGGATTGGAACAAACTATGGAAAAGAAAAATAGGGATTATGTATTTTATGATTGGAATGATCAGTTATATTGGTTTAAAAAGGGATTTGAACCATGGGAATATATCTCCGAATCCCAAAAGAAAAAATATATAAATAAATTTTACATTTACTATTCCAGGGTAAAAGAAATATGGGAGTCTGAAGGATTAGATGGGTTGAAGAAAAGAAATCTTAAAATAAGATGAGAGCACAATTTGTAAGAGGTATCGATCCTAAGGATTCTATGAACATCGGAAATAAGCATGCTAGAGAAGCACAAAAACTTATGGCGGCTTTTAAAGAAATTGATCCTTCTTTAGAACCTAGGATTACTGATGATAAAACTACTGAAGCCGGAGAAATGGTAGTAGTTTCTGTTTTTAAGGATAAAAAAATTATCAAATCTTCCAAGGACAAATATCAATTAGATGCTTATTCTTTGGCTTGGGTAAAATCTGGATTAGAATATTATTTTGCTTCTACAACATATATGGATAGGCAAATGACCTTTACTAAATTGGAAAAAGCTAAAGAAAAAATAAGAGAATATTTAGAGTAAAATTTAACGAAAAGTTAATAAAATAATGAGGCGGAGCACAAAACTTCGCCTTTGTTTTTGGATATATACATAGATAAATGAGCTAAAGGTACCTAAAAAGCTAAATTGTCTTACTAACTAAAATGTCTTAAAACTATGAGTAATGTAGAAAACTACGATGCGTTCTTTACGCCGGGGGTAGAAGCTCCCTCAACAACCTCTAAACAAACAGAGGAGTACAATCCAACCGCCGATAAGGGAAAAGGTGGAATTTATCAGTCCATCATTCGTTTTATTCCCTGGCACCAAGATCCAAAACACGGTTCTATTCAAGAAAAATGGGTATCATATTTGGTTGACCCTGTTACACAGCGTGGCCGATATATTGATTGCCCCAGTTCTGTGGGTAAGCCATCACCTCTCCAGGATATTTACTGGAAACTTCGCAAAAGCGAAAGTGTTCAAATGCAGAAACTTGCCGTCAACTTTTCACGTAGGCACTCTTATGCTTCACTTGTTCAGGTCATTCGTGACGAGAATAACCCCGAAGCAGAGGGTAAGATTATGGTCTTCCGTTATGGAGTTAAGATATGGGAAAAGATACAGGCTGAACTCAAACCTGTTATCGGTGAATCTCATGATCCATTCGATATTCTCCAGGGAAAAGCTTTCGCTTTAGTAATTACTAAGGTTTCAGGATTCAACAACTATGATCAGTCAAAGTTCGTTGATAAGAGAATTCCCCTTTGCATTCCTAATGCAGATGGAAAACTTGTTCCTGTCACTCCTCAGGGTAACAAGAAAGAAATTTTCGAATGGGTTAAAGCTAACTCCCCAGATCTTTCTAAATACTCTTATAAAGAGTGGGATCAGGATACTTATGATTATGTAAATCATGTAATCGTAGCTGTTACTGGAGAAGGTACAGTTTCACAGAAATATGCTAATGTTGTTAGCAAAGATTCAGCTGCTCCAAAATCCGGTACAGCTGGTGATGCAACTCTTCAGGGGAAAGCGGGTATAACTTCGTCTGATATAAGTGTAGATGATCTTGACCTTGGCGGAGATAATCTTGACATTCCGGATCTTGACCTTGGAAACATAGGTGGTTCCAAAGGTGCCAGTGATCTTGGAGACCTCGACGACATCATCGGAAAGATGTAAATAAAACTTGAGCATGATCTTTAGGGGGGATGAAGTAATTTGTCCTCCCAAAGATTATGTTAAAAGAATTTCGTATGAGCGCCTTATTTGACACATCAACATTCTTTGATTTTGAGGAACTTGATAGAAAAGTTTCTCCTGATCAGCTTTTAAATATTCTTATGAATAATTTTGAGAATATTTCAAGAGCAAGATTTCCTTCTGACCCGATTAAACAAAAAATTCATAAACATTCAAAAAGGATAACGGGCAGCTGTCCTTATTGTGGCGACTCTATGCAAAGCTCTTGGAAACAAAGAGGAAATATAATCTTAGAGGGAAAACACAAATTTTATTATAAATGTTTTAACTGTGGGGAATTTAAGAGAGTAGATCAATTCTTTAAGGATTTTAAAATAGACCTAACCTTAGATGTCCTTACGTATATAGCGGAAAATAAGGGGGATTTCACCTCAGTAGCAGGAAAGTATGATATTTCTCTTCTACTGGATGTTCCGACCATTGAGGGGTATGCCATTGACAGACAGGAGATCAAAAAGAGATTTGGTTTAATCGAAGCGAAAGATTCTCCTGTCTGGTCATGGTTAAATAGAAGATTACAATTTAAAGAAGAATATTTTCTATATAGCACTTATCATAATTTTTTATTAATCCTAAATTTAACACCATCGGGAAAGATTTTGGGATTTCAAAAAAGAAGATTCCTAAGAAACCATGGGGGATATATGACCTATGGTGCTACAAAAATGTATGAATTATTAGGAAAGACAGAACAGGTTCCTGATGAAATAGAAACCCTTTCTCAACTTTTTAATATTTGCAGAATAAATTTCAATCGTCCTGTAACTATATTTGAAGGACCTTTGGATTCTTTCTTGTTTCCGAATTCTATTGCAAACGGGGGAGCTAATAAATCTTTTCCTATTGAAATGCCCAGAAGATATTTTTATGATGATGATGCCACGGGCAGAAGTAATGCTCTTAAAAGAATCAATGAAGGCTATCAAATTTTTCTTTGGGATAGGCTAAAAAGAGATTATGGTCTTCCCCCTAAACCAGCATTTGGAAGAAAATGGGATCTAAATGATTTCATGATATGGTTAAAGATGAATAAGGCTGTAGTTCCTATGTGGGATAAATATTTTACTGATGACCCAATGGATTTAATTGAATTATGAAACCACTCGATCCAAAACTAAAATGGAATTTTAATTTCGATGAGGAAATACCTAATTTAGATATTAAAATTTCTAATCCTAAAAAGGAAAACAAAAAAACAAAAATAGAAATATTTAAACCGAAAAAGAATGGAAAACGAGACTCTTCCACAAATACCGAGCTCTTTTGACGACTTTATAAAAGAAGAGGTTCCTGAAAATAAAGAAGGCCAAGATACTATGGAAGCTCGTTTCGCTAAGGAAAGAGTTGAATGGAAATCTAAAGTTCAGAATATGTCTATAATGATGAAAAGACTTCCTGACGTTGCTGAACTTATGACCAATATCTATACAGAACGACAGCAAGCTGTAGAATATTATCATTATCTTTTAACTCTTTTGCAAAAGGTAAATAAAACTTATCGCAAACAGTTTTCAGAAAAATATGATTTCTATACTTATAAATCACAAAAAAGATTTCCTAATGAAAGGGTAAAAGAGATTCAAATAATGGCCGATCTTGGGCCTATTCTCATTATACGTGAACAAATAGAAAACCACTCTAAATACATCGATAAAACTATCGGGACAATTGACAATATAATTTTTGGTATAAAGTCCAGAATTGAAATAGAACAGATAATGAGAGGAAAATAATGAGAGCTAAAACAATTTCCAAAAATATTGCTATAACTCTTCCTGCTTCAACAGACTGGAATGAATATCAGAAGGAGTTGGATTTAGTTAAGGATTATAAATATGTCCTTAATTTTAAAGTTCCTAATTTTCCAACGCAATCTGGAAAGGGAGCTAAATGTTATTTAAATTACAGAGGTAATTTAATTGGATGGATGGAGATAGTTGGTTTTTCGGAAGAGGAATTTACTTGCGAAGTTACGGGAAATAAATGGAAAGGAAAATTTATTCAAAGATCAGGTCCATTTCATTCTATTGATCCTATTCCAATGAAAGGATTTAGGGGATTTAAATATTTAGATAATGATTAAGGAGATTGCAGATTATTACGGAGTCGAATTAGTAGAAGTCCAAGCAGGTGATAAATATTGCAAAGCTAATGGAGAGGATACTTATATAAATCGCAGTTTTGTTGCAGGAAAATATATTGAATTAGGAATTTATGCGGACCCCGAAAAACGATTAGTTTCTTTTTTTCATGAGATGGGTCACATATTAACTCCGAAAGGGGTTAATAATAAATGTCGAACAAAATACCAGGTTGAAGAAAAAGCCTGGAAATATGGATATAAATTGGCTAAATCTTTTGGAATAGAATTTAACAAAGATACAAAACAATGGGCCAAAGAACAATTAAATGGATACAAAGGATACGAGGAAAGGGAGATGGGTGAAGAGGTATGGGCCCAAATAAAAAAAGATCGAGGTTGGGATGATTTATGAGGTTAAAGGTAGATGATAATAGACAATATTTAGTTGTAGAGGATTGCACCCAATTAGAATTGGAGCAAATGGAATCGTCGTTTACAAAAAAAGTGGACAACTGGTTTATTATCAAAAAGAAAATACCTCACTGGGATGGTGAAATAAAATTCATCGACAGATATAATAGAATTCCTATAGGACTATGGGGGGAAGTTAGATCTCTTGCTAAAAAATACAATTTTCCTCTTTCAATCGAAGGAGCAGATCTTTTAATCGATAAGGATTTTTCTGAAGAAGATTTTTATAACTGGATGAATGATTTCTTTCCTGATCCAGAAAATTTTACATTGAGGGATTATCAGATTCAAGCTTGTTTAAAAGCACTTAAATTTCGTTTTTGTACCGAAGAAATATCAACTTCGGGGGGAAAGACCATTATTGCGTATGCCATATTTAGATACCTTTTTGATCGAAAGAAGATCAAGAAGATGTTATATGTGGTCCCCAATATTGATCTCGTTACACAAACTCAAGAAAAATTCTATGCTTATGAATCTCAAATAAGTGATAAAGATCCTGTTTGGAAAAGTCAATGTGTTTATTCTGGAGCTGGAAAAGAAAAGCTTAATGTAGATATTGTATTCGGAACTTATCAAAGCTTATCTAAAAGAAGTGTCGAATATTTTTCCCAATTTGATTCTATAATAATAGACGAAACCCATCACGCAAAGGCAGATTCTATAAAAAATATTATAGTAAAGTGTATAAATGCCACTTTTTATAAAATAGGACTAACAGGAACACTTCCAAAAGAAGGAACATGTAGCTCCTTTACAATACAAGCTTATTTAGGACCAAAAGTTTTCACTTTGGAATCTTTTGAATTAATAGAAAGGGGAAATGCTACTCCTGTGAATGTTATTGGAATTGAATTGGATTATTTGCCTGCTGAAAAGAAAAGAGACCTTTATGAATTAAGAGATGTTGAAGTAGATGAAAAAGATGGTGCAAAACTTCTTAATACAGAAAAGGAAATTGCTCGTGAAAATAGAAAGAGATTAATTTATATCTGCGAGATGGTTGCAAAAACTAAGAAAAATACTTTAGTTCTTTTTGCAGACGTTAAGCATGAATATGGAAGAAGGATTTATGATTGGTTAAGAGAAAACTCTAACAAAAATGTTTATTATATTGATGGTAATACGAAAGTGGACAACAGAGATTTCTTCAAGAGAAAAATGGAAGAAGAGGACGACACCGTGCTTGTTGCATCCACGGGCACATTCTCGGAGGGAATTGACCTTCCAAATATCCACAATCTTTTCATAACTGAAAGTCATAAAAGCGAAATCATTATTCGCCAGATGCTTGGACGTCCAATGAGATTAAAAGAGGAAAAGGATAAAGTAGTTGTGGTGGATTTTAGTGATAACTTTTATTGGAATGGGCCTAATACTTTCCAAAAGAAAAATTATTTAATGCGACATGCTGCGGAAAGAGAAAAGGTATACAAGGAAAAGAAATTTCCATTTAAGAAATTTAAGGTGAAGCTATAAACTTCACCTTTTTTATTGAATAAATAAAGAAAACTATATAAGATGTCCGATTTTTTTGATCAGCCTGGAATTATTACTTTGCAAAATCAACCAGTAGACCCTAAGGGAAAATATGAATATAAAGCAATACTTACTCGAAGTGATTATGATAGAGAAAAGTGGGTATTAAAAATTGTAGGTCTTTATCCTAGCGGTATTTCTATGACTCCTGGGCAATGGTATTTAGATACTCTTTTGGGATTTGATAATACAGGCGGACGAATTAGCGATAAAATCTTTATTGATTATGGGGCTGGATGGGCTGTAACAAATATGCTTGCTGTCTTAAAAGAGGCTGAAGAAATTATTTATGGAACAGAGGAATTGCAGGAGTCATTAAATGAGGGAGCGGTAAAAGATCTTTTATTAAGAGGACCTGGCAAAGAAGCATTTATTATTTGGGCAGAACAGCATTATCCTTTTGAAATGGAAGATCTATATCAATATGCTAAAGATAATGAATTAGGTATTCGCGAATTAAAGACACTTGCCGAACTTTATATGGAGGATTCTTCAGATGAGGAAATTGAGATGCTTTCTGATTTAGTTATGACTATAATAGAAAGAGAAAGAGAAGAAGGATTAAATGAAGAAGTTATTGTAGATGAGAGAGGAAGAAAAACATGGAAGGATCCTTATGCTCATATTCCTTATAATTTAAGAAACTGGTATCAAAAACCAGAAAATCAAGAAGAATATATTAAATTTAGCGAAGAACAAAAGAAAGAAGAAAAGAAAAGAAAAGCAAAAGCAGCTAAGAATAGACCTGAAGCTAAACAAAAAATATGGGATTTAGGAATGGAAATTCATTCTTTAGAACAAGAAGTAAAAGAATTACATAGAAGCATGGATCAATTTGATATGGAAAAAGAAGAATTTTCCGGATGGGTAATAAGTCAATATGATGATAGGGTCCTCGATTTATTAAATTCTGGATTATCAGATCAGGAAAAAATCAAAGAGATGGAAAAATGGAATGTTGAACAAGATCGAAAGGATAAAGTAATTCCAAATACTAAACAATTATTATCAGAATATAAAACCTTTTATCCGGATGAAGAAGAGGATATATCATCTCAAATTGAATTAAAAGAAAAAGAAATAGAGCTTAAAGAAAAAGAGCTTGAAGAATTAGAAGATTTATATGGATATTAAAATAAAAAAGGGAGCAAAAGCTCCCTTTTTCGTATTATCTTCTCCCTCCCCTTGAAGAAGATGATGAAGAACTTGAACTTGTTCCTGAATTTGAACTTGAACTTCTGGATCCCCCGGAATAACTTGATCCGCTAGAACTTGAACTTCTGGATGGTGTTGAATAGCTAGAACCAGATGATCTATTATAATTTGAAGGTGAACTAACAGATGATCTGTTCGAAGGAGCTGAATAGGTTCTTGATTGAGTAGTCGTCCTGGTTTGAGAGGATGTTCTATTCTGAGGTGCGGTGTATGTTCTCGTTGTAGTCTGTGTTGATGTTCTATTTTGAGTTGATGTCGAAGGCCTTGTTGAAGTAGATGGACGAGAATAAACAGGTTTATCCTGGCTTTGAATATCTCTATTAATATTTGTATTAGTATTATTGTATTGAGGCCTTGTACTAGCTCTTGGCTGCTGATAAGAAGGAGTATAAGTTCTTCTACTCTCAGTGTATTCGGGTTTATTATGAGACTGTGTTGCTGACTGTGTCCTGGTTTGTGTTTGCGTGGATACAGATCTTCTATTTTCAGTCGGTTGTACTTGAGTTCTGGTCTGTGTTTGTGTAGTCGTTTCTATTCTTCTCGAAGGATTCTGAGTTACTGTAGATAGAGTTCTCCCCGTGGATCTGTCGATTTGAACAGTCCTATTTATAGTAACGGGCTCCTTTCTGGTATAAGTATTTGTTAAAGTTGAAGGACTATTTCTTCTTCCATAGTTATTGGAATAAATGCTGGAAACATGTTTATTATTTTGGTTCCAAGAATTCCCAATATAATAATTGTAAGTATTGTGCGAGTAGTATCTTGGGTAATCCCATCTATATTCCCATCTCCAATAATGATTTCGGTATCCATACCAATAATTATATCGGTAAGGATAATATCCATAGGTCCCCCAATACCAGGAATCATAATACCAAGGATCATAGAAGAACGGGTCATAAGACCAATACCAGCTGTAATAATATGGTGAATAATAGGGTCTGTGAAACCTGTAAATCAAAGAGGTGTAATAAAGATCGTTATAAACTTCCTGTTTAGCGTCAAAGTAAAGGGAATCCTGAAATTTTCTTAATTCCTTTTTTTCCAAACGAAGTTCCTTCTGCTTTAATTTTAATTCTTGTTTTCTAAGATCTAGATCGTCTTGACTAGGTCTATAATAAATATCGTCGAATTCAGCTTTTTTCTGTTCGACATATACCGTATCGTATTTAACGATGGTATCAGGGGTTGCAGATTGCTCTTTCTGTAGCAAATACTTCTCATAATTAGATAACTCCCGGGTTTCATTCTGGCCGAAAGATATATAATTAAAAAGAAGAACGATTAAAAGGGTTATTAGCTTTTTCATGATTTTGAAATTAATTTAGTTCTTCAATTAATATATAGAAAAAACTGTGCCGTTTTTGGAAAGGCAGCGCAAAGAAATAATCGACAACTCACAAAAACTAGCATAAATATATAATATATAAAATAAAATCTCCTTATTATGAGAAAATTTAATACTGTACTTAAAGAGAAACAAACTAAAGAAGAGCAACTTACTGAAAAGAAAGTTCTCGGACAGTTTAAAAGGGTTTACGATGCTCTCTTAGAGAAGTATGGCATTACTGGTTTTAGAGAACTACCCGAAAAAGGGCAGTCCATCTTTTTAAATGAATTAAATTCTTATTGGTCTGAAGAAGAAGGAATAAGCGAAAGCGGTGTTAAGTTTCTCAGCACAAGGGGAAAAGCTCTTAATGAGCATTCTTCTGAAGAACAGAAGAAGAATTTCCTTCAGGAAAAAGCCAATATTGTTATCGGTGAAACCCTTCGTCAAAGTGAATTAAAATATAAGCTTTATAATGTTATAGATGAAATGTATAATGAGGTAAAAGCATCGAACCTCTCAGAAGTACTTCCTTCAGACGTAATCTTCGAAACATTTAAGGATTCATTCGTAAAGAATGTGAAGAATTTACTTTCTGAAATCCGTTACGAACTTAATGAAAGTTCCAAAGATGAAAATCCTGAGGCCTAAATTAAAAAAAGTTACTCCTAAACCAACAGCACCGAAGAAATTTAATCCAAAATTCGTTCTACCTAAAAAACGAAGCTGTTGCGGGAAATGATATAAAGGGATGCACGCGCATCCCTTTTTTAATATATAGAATGAACAAATAAATTCTTAAATATGGCAATAAATACTCTACGCGAGATTTTAGAAAAAAGAGGATCAGAATACGTAGAAAGATTTTTAAGCGAAGATCTAGTCATTACCGAAAAACTTGACACTTATCGCATCCTTTTTGAAAATGTAAAAGGGGAGATCAAATTCTATAAAAAAGATAACTCCGAATTAAATCTTATTGAAAGAGTTCTTACAAATGTCTGGGAAGATGCAATTGTGGAACTTTCTATTATCTTACATGAAGCTCATGTTCCTGAGGGGATTAGATTCGGATTAGCTTATACCCCAGTCCCAAAACCTATTCGCATTCCTTATTCAAAACTTCCAAAATATATCGTTACAGATATAACAAAAAGGGAAAATAACAAGGTTGTTGAATCTTTTGATTATGACGAACTTTATACCTGGGCGGAATCATTAAGTCTAGGAAGACCTCCTGTAATTTTTTCAGGTAAATTATCCGAAGAACAGAAAAAAGCTATTTTAGAATATGCTAAGGGGAATTACGATGATATTGAAGATAACTTAAGTGAATTATTAAAGAATCGTTTTTCCGGAACCTATTCAAAGGAAAATATTATTGAAGGAATTATTATAAAAAGCGGTGATCGTTTAGTTCAAATTCCTTCTTATGAATTTGAAATATTAAATGAAGCTTATCAGAAGATCGAATCCTCTAGAGATTTTTATGATCTTACAATACTTAGTTTAAATAGCTTTCTAGAAAAATATCCATTCCCTATTCTTGAAGGGGAAAATCCAGATCAAATGTATTTGGAAATGGTTTGCGATATATTTAACCATTATTGTGAAAGTCCTTCAGTTACAGAAGGCATGAAACCAGAATATCTTACTCCCCCAAACTTTGGATATGTGGGAAACTTAAATCTCCTTTTAATTAAGAACAAGAAAACATTAGATCTTTTGGAGAAAGGCGGGAAAGTTTATGAATCCATATTTAGAGTTATCCTTAGTTCTTTAAGGAAATATAAAAAGGAATACGGTCTCCTTAACGAAACAGCTGTAAATAAATTTAATACTTATGTTTATTTAATCAGTGAAAGAATTAAGAATCCTCTTCAAGATAGTTTATTTGAAGATGCTCAATTAATAACTGAAAAATCTGAAAATATTGTTGTTGGAGCCGTTGCTAAGAAAATGATGACGGATATTGATAATATGAGAGTTATTGCTTCTATTCAGAAGACATTTGAGCCAAAGGGAAGAGAAGGAATTCAGGGAGAAGAAAAATGTGTTATCTATATCACAGATTTTAAACCATTTACTAAAAGCCAAGAAGATAATATTCGATCCATTCAAGGAATGTGGAAATGCCCGGTAATATTAGCAAGTGTGGGTAATTCTAGAAGAGTAAGAGGAGAAAAATTTTTCTTTTCGGATAGTCTTGTACGAGCTCAGATGAAAGCCTTTGCAGATTCAAATAAAGATCTAGTTCCTGCATTCTTTTTAATGAATGACTGGGATCTGTTTAGCATTTTTGGCACAGTAAGGCCAAAATATGAACCTATAGCAATTATTACAGATATGGGTAAGAAAAGTGATCTATCTATTCAGCTTTATTTTGAGGAAGAAGTAATGGATGAAAGAATTTCCGTTGAAAGAGATCTAAATATCGGGGAAATGGATAATAAGGATTCTTTACCTGCATTTAGAGCTATTGAAAATAGCGATTTTGTTAATTTTAAGAATGTAACCCCAGAATCTATTTGGGGATTGTGGGATACTATGATTTCTGAATGGAAAACATGGAATGGAAAAGTTCTTTTAAGATAAGAAATAAATAAAATAAAAGATTTATATCATGAGTGATTTTATTAAAGAAGGGACCTGGGCTCTTTCGAAATCTCCAGAAAAAAGACAAGAAGAAGGCGCCTTTTGGATTGCCCAGATACAAGAACTCAAAGACGGAATCTATAATGTCTTCGGAGATGATATTCTTTTTGATCACTTTGATCATGCAATAAAAAGGATAGAGGAAATGATGGCAATCCCCGAAGAAGAAATATCTGAAGGATTAAACGAAGATGTTACTATACCGGCTAATTTAACACAGCAATATCTTGTCGTCAAAAAACAAATAGCTGATAAACAAACACAGAAGGATCAATTAATGAAGCAAGTAAATCAAAAGGATAATGAAATAAATATTCTCACTAAAAATTTAATTGCTATTGAAGCTAAAGCTGCTCAGGAGCAAGGAAAAGAGGCTGCTATAAAAACCGGAGAAACTGCCCAGCCTGAAAATAAAGCAGAAGCAACATCTACATCTTCAAATGAATCATTAGTTTCTATTTCGGATCTTATGACTGAAATAAATGAGATGGAAGGGTGGCTTGCCGAAATGGGGGCCGAAGAATTTGAAGAAGAAGGCGGAGAAATTGCTGGAGAAGTCCTGGATGTCGAGGAACTTGAAGATGATGAGGAGGGACCTGCTGAACAAGATAAAGAAGATGTATTTGCTATCAGAATAAGTGACCCAGATGAAGACGAAGAAATAATTGCAAAAGTTTATAAAAACGAGGATAATGATTTCTGGAAGATAAGAGTAGTTCAGGGAAGCGAAGATCCACTTGAAACAATGCAATTTGATCCGGATATGGAATTTGTAGACATCATTGAAAAACTTGGAGAAATATATGATGAGGTCGAAGAAGTATCTATGGATGAATACCAGGATTTGTTAGACGATAAGGAAGAGATTGATGCTCAATACTTTTCAAAAGAGGAAGAGTAAAACTTTGATGTTAATATGCAACTCGCAAATCATTAAAAATAAACCTGGATATATAAAATATATTCCAAAATTAATGTTAATAAAACTATGAAACAGACTTATGTACCCGTAACTTTGGATCAATATCTTAATGAGTCAAAAACCATTACACTCAAAAGAGGGTATGGCGAAAGAAAACCCGTGGTTGTGGGTTCAACTGCTCCTATAAGAAATCAGATCCTATCTTATGTAGCCGAGAACCAGCGTGTTGCAAAAACAGATCTTAAAAGATTTATTGCTGGTTTGAATGAAGGAAGCAAAAATCCTAATGCTTCTGCTATTATGTGGTTAAAGAGAAATTCCCATTTCTTTGTAACCGAATCTAAAGAAGGCCAAACATTTTTCAAGCTTTCTCCTATAGGAAGAAGACTCGCTGATCGTTTTGTTCAAGCTCCTTCTACTACTTTATCAGAGCAGAAGAAAAACAAGGACGATTATGATTTTGTAGATACCAAAAAAGGGTATCCAAGAAAAGGTCTTTATGATGTATCTGAAGAGGAAGAAGAAAAGAAAGAGGAATGTTCTGAAAATGTAACTGAATCTAGAAAGGCTAAAATTGAAGCTATTATTGAAAGAATTAGAGCTAAAAGAGCCCAGGAGCTTAGAGAAGGTAAGGAAGAATCTCTTGAAGAAGAAGCTAAATTTATGGGTAAAGATCCCCTAGCTGGAATAGAAAAATCCAAGAAAAAACTTGGGGGGAAACTCGATAAAAATCTTCATAATCAACTAGAAGATAGTCAGGAAAAAGACGAAAATGAACTTTCTAAATTCCCTGAAGAAAAAGCTAAAAAGAAAATTAACGAAGCTGAAGAAGAAAAACCAGCTGAAGAGGACGAACTTTCGTTTGATGATCTCGATTTAGGAGATGAAGAAGAAAAGAAAGAGGAAAAATCAGCTGAAGGTGAAGAAAAACCCGAGGAAAAAGAAGAAGAAAAACCAGAGGAAAGCGAAGAAGATAAGGTAGAAATTACAGAGTTCATTATCACTGTAACGAATGCTGAAGAAGCAATCAAAGAACTTGATGAACTTGGAGTTCCTGCTGAAAAAGTAGAAGACGAAGAAGAGGGTGAAGAAGAGGGTGAAGAAGAGGGTGAAGAAGAGGGTGAAGAAGAAAAAGAAGAAGGCGAAGAAGAAAAAGAGGGAGAAGAAAAAGAGGGAGATAGCCTTAATTTAGGTGAAGCATCTGAAGGAGAAGAACCCGAAACAGAAGAAAAAATTAAAGTTTCTGTTGATTATTGGGAACCTCTTAAGAAATGGCTTGAAGAAAAAGGCGTAAATATCGAAGAACTTTTCGGCGGCGAAATAGAAATCGAAGAAGAACCAGAAGGCGAAGAAACTCCAGATGAAGGCGAAGAAGATGATTTCTCATTAGATCTCGGAGACGAAACTCCAGATGAAGGAGAAGGCGAAGGTGCTGATGATTTCTCATTGGATCTTGAAGAAACCACTGAAGCTCCAACTGTTGAAGAACAACCAGGATCTTTCATGGATAAAGTAGCTGATAAAGTTGCTGATAAAATCTTAAATAAGTAAAAATCCTTAATAACTTTAAACCCCCGTTATTCGGGGGTTTTTTGTTTCCTTTTATTTCAAAGGAAAATATATAAGATATGAGAGCTATAACTGTATTCGAATCGCAGAATTTTACTCGTACCGAAGATATAAAAACTAATATGGGTATCGGTATGTGGGGTCAAATTCACCAAATTTGTCAAAATAAAGGTAGAAATTTTGACAAAAAAAATTTATTACAAATGTTTTTAACTTGTGCTTCTGAAGATCGAATAGATCTTATGGATTTTATTCTTTCAAAAGGATTAGATATAAATGGGAGTGATTCTGAAATACTTCGTGTTTTAGCATGGATGGAAAAAATAGAGTTAGGAGCTTTCTTAATAGCAAATAGGGGAGCAGATGTAGAAAAAGCTATAAAAGTTGCCCAAGATAAACATGAATGGAAAACAGAAAGAGCACTTGAAGAAATGAAAGAGGAAATAAAAGGGCAAGATCCTAAGGTTTAGATGATCAAAAAATTTACATTAAATGAGGGCTAAGAAAAAATATTATTTTATCTATATGACCAAAAATCTCATTAATGGTAAATCCTATGTTGGAGCTCATTCAACAGATAATTTGGATGATAATTATTTAGGATCTGGCGTATATTTAAAAAATGCTTTGAAAAAATATAAAAGAAAAAACTTTGTTCGGGGAATATTAGAATTTTGTTCTCAAAATGATTGGGAGGAAAAAGAACAGTTTTGGATTAAAAAGATGAATACTGAATATCCTCTAGGATATAATTTAACACTTGGGGGGGAAGGGGGAATTGGAAAAATATTCTTCGAGCATTCAAGAGTTTTAATGAGTAAAACCCGGAGAGAAAGAAATCTAGCAAAGGGAAAAAATAATGGAATGTATGGAAATAATCATTCTTTATCATCCAAACAAAGTATGAGCAAAACCCGAAAGGAAAGAGAGGTTGCAAAAGGAAAAAATAATGTCCGTTTTGACCATAATATTTATACATTTTGTAATACATTTACGGGTGAAAAATTCACGGGGCATAAATATGATCTTGCACAAAAAATTAATTCAAATTCTTCCGCTCTAAATTCTCTAATTAAAGGATATAGACATCAACATAAAAATTGGATTTATGAGAGCCAAAACAGTTAATCAAATAAAAAAAGCCTACTGCTTCGACTTTGACGACACTTTAGTAAAAACTGATGCAAAGGTTTATGTTTATAAACAAGGAAAAATGATTAAATCATTAACTCCTGAACAATTTAACCATTACGTAAAAGCCCCTGATGAAGAAATAGATATTTCTGAGTTTAAAGATCCTAGATTAATTCTTTCAGCTAGAAAATATAAGATGTGGCCAGCATTACAAAATATGAATAATGCTATTCGCCAAGGAAGAAGTTCCTCTGAAATATTCATACTTACAGCTAGATCTGCCATAGCTCAAAACCCTATTTATAATTTTCTTAAGGCAAATGATATTTTTATCCCAGAGGATCATATTATTACAATAGGTGATGATATAGGAGAAATAAGTATACCAGAAGAAAAGAAGAAAGTACTTAAACAACTTCGATCCCAGTTTGATGAATTAACATTTTTTGACGATAATCCTAAAAATATCGAATTAGCAAGAGAAGTCGGCGGAATTCGTACTCGCTTAGTAGATAGCGTGAATATATAAAATAAATTAAATAAAATCAATATGGCTAAAGTAAAAATGGTAGCAGAATCTCTTAATGAGAGTATGTATGCAAGATTAAATGAAGAAATGAATGCAGTTTCTGAATCCATTCTTAATGACTTCATGTCTGGTCTCAAAAAGGCTTTTGCTGGTTTAAATAAGCAATATGAAGCTCTTGATAAAACGAATGATAAAGCTGTCAGAGAATTTGCATGGGATGTTGCCCTAAAAACTTATGTTGCTGATGCACCAGAAGCTGGAAGAAAATCCCTTAAAATGTGGGCTCAGAAGGCTCCTCTAGAAATGCTTGTTAAGTTCCTTGAAAAGGCTTCAGGAGATAAATTCTATGGAAGAACTTCTCCTACTTATGTTCAAGGTAAACTTCAGGTTGGTTGGAGACCTATGAAAGAGCTTAAACTTGAAAATCCTTTTGCTTCAGTCGGAACTAGCGGACATACTGCTTCAGGTGGAGTTTAAAAAATCCTGACTTTATGGCTGGAACTCGAGGAAAATTTGTAAGAGGTCGTAATCCTATGAGAACTCTGGATCTGGGTATCTCTAATAGGATCTTTCAATCTTGTGGCAAACCCTATCAAGAAGGGGGAGGATATTCTTTCAATTATTACGGTGCAGAAAATTGGATGGATATTATAAAATGGCTTTTGGATCATGGCTATAATGCTGAAGAAACTGAAGAAGTTATGAGAAGTAAACTCATGAGATGGGCTTCAGATGATGCAGGCCATTCAGATGAAGATTGTACTCTAGAAGATTTTCTCAAATTTAACAATCAACCTACTGGAGGAGGAAAAACTCAAGTGGATGTTTTTTTAGATGAATATTTTCCAGATCCTTCAAGAAAAGATAGAATCATAAATGAAAATGTTGCTGCTCCTATGGCAACATTAGCAAATACCCCAGGAATGGGTAATGCTGTACCAGCTCAGCAAGCCGCTACAACCGGTAATCAATTTTATCAGCCAGCTACCAAAGGATCCGGTGATTTATGGGGTGGTAAAGGGAAACAAAAGAAAAAAAGGAAAGGAAGAAAAATTAAATTAGTTAAAGAATCTCTTAATGAGGAGAATATAAATCCCTATGACAAATTAGGAATGTCAATGGCCAAGAAAATGGGCGTTAAAACTCCTTTTAAAAAGAAAAAGGATAAGAAAAACCAAAATTCAATGTCTCAGAAAGTATGAAAACTAAATTAGTAAAAGAATCCTTGGACGAACCTATAAATGAAACCATAAAAATGAAGGGGCATGATTATGATGTTTTTAAGATAGGGAATTTATCTAATATATTTGCCGGCAGAGAAGGAATTCTTGGAAAAGATGGAGAACTTATTTCCTGGGATATAATTAAACAATTAATGCAAAAATTTAACGTTAGATAAAACTTTTTTGCCTCCGCTGATTATAATATCTAAAAGTATATTATGATCGAAACAATTAAATTTCTTAAAACTCGTTCAGTTAAATCCCCATCCAGAGCAAATAAATATGACGCTGGAATAGATTTTTATATTCCAGATTTTACTGAGGATTTCTTGAAAGATCTTCAGGAAAAAAATCCAGATATTTTAATACAGCCTGTTTCTATTGTGCTGATGCCTGGGCAAAGAGTATTGATCCCCTCAGGTATTCATTGCCAGATGGCTTCTCCGCATAGAGCTCTTATTGCAGCAAATAAATCAGGTGTTGCAACAAAGCATGGATTAATTTTTGGAGCTCAAGTTGTTGATTATGAATATCAGGGGGAAATTCACATAAGTCTTATAAATACTAATAAAGATATAAACCCGCCTTCAGGAAAAGGCATAATTGAAATAACTCCAGGGATGAAAGCAATTCAATTCCTTGAAATGCCTATTTATAATTCAGAAATTGATGTTGAAGAAAACAAAACCCCCGAACAATTTTATAAAGATATTGTTACTACAAGAGGGGCTGACGGATTTGGATCAACCGATAAAAAATAATTGATAAAAAGATGAAAATTAATCTAGAAAAACTCAAAGAGGTCGAAGAACAATATAAGGAACAAGGCCTCCCTAATTATACCTTACATTTGATGTTATCAAGGGTATTAGGATTTGAAGAATCCCCTTATTCTTTAGCTCCAAATAATGTGGTTCTTGCAATAAACACATTAAAAGATCTTGGAATTCTCGAAATGGAAGATAATACCAAAAAAACAAAGAAAGTAGAACAAATAAATTCATAAAAATGGCAAAGCCAATCATGATTATCAATTATTGTATAAGCGGGATGTCTCGTACATCAGCTATCAATAATTTGAGGGAGCTTCAAGAAGTATTGGAGGATTCTAATGCAAACGATGAATACTTTACTTTTATTCTTCCTGTCAATGCAGATTCTCATATTCAGGTTTTTTATGAAAAGGATTTCGATGAGATCAAATATAATGATTTGAAAAAAATGGTTGAAGAAAAGATTTCTGCTTTGAAAGATCAGCCAGATTGCGATGAAATCGAAGAATTTGATGAAAGTTTATTTGAAGAAGAGCCTTCGGGATTTAAGAAATTTTTAAGAAAAATAGGATTAAAATGAAAAAAGTTTATATTGCTTCTCCTTATACAAATGGGGATAAACTAGAAATGGTTAGGTTACAAATTGATGCATGGCATATACTTAGAGACCGTGGTCTTATTCCTATTGCTCCTCTTTTGACTCACTATATAAATGAAGTGAGAGAAAGGGATCATAAGGATTGGCTTGAATATGATTTTGAATTGTTAAGAATATGCGATTATGTTATTCGTCTTTATCCCGTTAATGATCTTGGAGAAAGAATACCTTCTACAGGAGCAGATATAGAGGAAAGGGAAGCTAAAAGATTAGGAATTCCTTTTTATTCTTTTGATACACTACAAGAACTCCAAGCATTTGTTGAAAATACAAATTTTTAATTTTTACCTATGCAACTGGGGCCTCGAAAGGGGCCTTTTTTATTTAACGAATTTTTATATAAACTTTTCCCTCCCCCCGCATATAAATTGTAAATAATCTTGTAATTATGATTGTAAATATTGAGCAGCGTAAAGGTAAGTTAATTGTTTCCTATATTAATAAAGAAGGAAATATTTCCTTTATGCAATTAAATATTCCAGCAGCTCACCAATATGTTTATGTTTATGCAAAGGGAGGGGGTGCAGATCCTCGAGTTAGATCCTGGGATAATCGTCCTGTTAGAAAAGTTCCAAGTGAATTTCTTTCAAGATATAGAATTCAGGAATTTTTTGTAGATGCTGGTGAAGAAATCGTTGGACCTTTATTTGAACGTAATAAACCAAATGCTTATTCATGTGATATTGAGGTTGATGTAGATGAAGAAATTGGTTTTGCAGAACCTAGGGATGCTCTTAGTAGAATTAATACTATTTCATGGAGTAACAAGGATCAGGTTATTGTATTTGGATTAAAAGATCTTTCAGCTTCTCAGATCGATTCTATAGAAAAAAATATTAATCACCACTTAGAGAAATTAGGATTAACCTATAGATTTATCTATAAGAAATATGAAAATGAAGCAGATATGCTTTATGATTTCTTGTGGAACTATGCTCGCCATGCTCCTCTTATAATTGGATGGCACTTCTGGAATTATGACTGGAGATATATTTATAATCGTTGTCAAAGATTGCATTTGGATATATCATGGATGAGCCCTACGAAACAATGGTACAAACACAGAATTATGGATAAAAATGAGAGAGCTGAAGTTATGCTTCCTCAACATAAACTGATTGTTGACTATATGGAACTCTATAAAAAATGGGATAGAGTTATAGATCCAAAAGAAAATATGTCTTTGGATTTCGCAGCTGAAGCAGCTTTAGGGGTTACCAAAGTTAAATATCCTGGTTCATTTACAGAACTTTATAGAAAGGATTTTGATCAATATGTATTTTATAATGCTATTGATGCTATTCTTGTAGAACAAATTCATTACAAATTAAAAACTTTAGGCATATTCTTAGGCTTAGGAAACCTTACAAGAGTAGAAGCGATGAATGCTTTTTCGCCGATTTATATGCTTGAAGCTACAGCAACCAGATATGCTTATAAAAGAAATTTGGTATTTCTCCAAGAAAAGAAGGAAAGGAGAAGAGAAAGTTATGAAGGAGCTTTTGTATTTAATCCGACTCCGGATCTTTATGAGTGGGTAGGATCTTTTGACTTTAACTCTCTTTATCCTACTATTATGAGACAATTCAAGATCTCAATAGAAAATTTTATTACAAAGGATAAAAATTTTAAGCCTAATCCCCAACAAGTTAAATGTGCATCCGGAGCAGTTTTTGATGCTTCCTATGAGCCTCTTCTTCCAGAAATTTTAACGGATTATTATTCTCAGAGAAAGCAAGCACAGAAGACAATGAAAGGTGCAGAAAGCGATTTAGCAGATCTTCAGAAGATACTAAAAGAACGAGAATTATCTGCATCGGATTCCCTAAAATCTTGACATCAAGGTTTGTTAAAGGGGGGTATATAATTTACCTAAAAATAAATTAAAATAACTAAAATAAAATATGGTGGAACGATACACAGAAGACCAGTTGCGACAATCTGGTCTTCAGTATTTTAAAGGAGATATTCTCGCAACAAATGTATGGATTAAGAAATACGCACTCAAATCAAAAACAGAAAATTACTACTTAGAACTCTCGCCAGATGAAACAATCAAAAGATTAGCAAAAGAAATTCACAGGATTGAACAGAAATATCCAAACCCCCTATCTTACGAAGAAATTTACGAATCATTTAAAAGCTTTAAATCCTTTATTTTTGGAGGATCTATCCAATTTGGTTTAGGTAATGCAGACCAAATATCCTCTTTGGGTAATTGCTTCTTCATTGATAATGGCTCGGATTCTTATGGTGGTATCTTTAATACAGATGAATCCCTTGTTCAATTAATGAAAAGAAGAGGCGGAGTTGGGATTACTCTTGAACATCTTCGTCCAGCTACAGCTACTGTAAATAATGCAGCCCAATCTTCAACAGGGGCTACTTCTTTTATGGATCGTTTTTCTAATTCCACAAGGGAGGTTGCTCAGGATGGAAGAAGGGGTGCTTTAATGATTACAATGCACATAAATCATCCAGACATCTTGGATTTTATTATGAAAAAAGATGATCTGACAAAAGTAACTGGCGCTAATGTATCTGTTAAGGTTACTGATGAATTTATGAATGCTGTGGAAAAAGATGAAGATTATCTCTTAAGATGGCCTGTTGAATCTTCCCAACCTAGAATGCTTGAAAAATTTACTTATAATAAGCTTCATCGGACAGAAGATGGTTCTTATGTTAGACGAGTAAAAGCTCGAGAAATTTGGAATACCATTGTTAAACAGGCTCATAAAAATGCTGAACCCGGAGTTCTATTCTGGGATAATGTTATTAAAGAATCCCCAGCAGATATGTATAGCAATTTAGGGTTCAAGACATTAGGGACCAACCCTTGTATTGCAGGGGATACATTAATTGCTGTTGCCGACGGAAGAAATGCGGTTTCTATAAGTGAATTATCAGAAATAGGAAAAGATGTTCCTGTATATTGTACTAACCCCATGACAGGAAGAACAGAAATTAAATGGGGGAGAAATCCTAGAAAAACAGGCATAAAAAAAGAAGTATGGAAATTAAAATTAGATGATAACTCTGAATTAATTGCAACTCCGGATCACCAGATATTTACAACTAAGTTAATTTATAAATCCCTTAAAGACTTAGTGCCCGGTGAATCTATCATGCCTTTTTACTCTTATAATTCTAATAATTATCGTCAAATTTCTCGAACAGGCTCATTAATGTCCGGGGGGAACTATAGAAGCCGACGACAATATCATTTAATTCACGAATTTTTCAATGGAAATATAGATCATAAATTATATTCCGTTCATCACGAGGATTTTAATTCCAAAAATGATCGAATTGAAAATTTGAAAAAAATGTTAAGATCGGAGCATAAAAACCTTCATTCAGATTTAATCAGGGGGGAAAAAAATCCTTATCATAAAATGGATCCTGATTGGAAATTTAGATTTGCTTCTCACCCAGGAAAAACTAATCCTCGATATATCGATGTTTCAAATGACGAACTAATTAAATTCGGCAAAGAATTATTCAGGGAAAAAGGAAGAATAACTCGAAAAGAATGGATAAATTTTGCAAAAGAAAAAGGATTGCCAGTTAAATTGGCAAACAATTTTAGGTTTCAATCTTTTACAAATTTTAAAAATCAAGTATCAGAAAATCATAAAGTAAAATCTGTAGAATTTTATGGATATGAGGATGTTTATAATTTAACTGTCGATGATTATCATAATTACCATATAATCACCTCTTTTTCCGACGAGAAGTTTATTAAATCCTCCGGAATATGTATAAAAAATTGCGGAGAAGTCCCCCTAAGTCCTTATGATTCATGTCGTTTGGGAAGTATAAATGTGTATACTCTTGTTGAAGAACCATTTACAAAGGATGCTCGAATTGATTGGGCAGAATTAGCTAAAAGGTCTAAGATGGCACAGAGATTCATGGACGATATTGTCGAAGCAGAAGAAGAAAAAATTCTTCTAATTATAGATAAAATTGACAAGGATCCGGAGCCAGAAGAACTTAAAAGAACTGAAAGAGAAGTTTGGACAAAAGTTCTTAAAGTATTAAGAAACGGAAGAAGGACCGGAGTAGGAATTCTTGGTCTTGGAGATATGTTTGCAGCTTTAGGAATGAGGTTTGGAACCCCAGAAGCTACTGAATTAGCTGAAAAAATTCATAAAGTTATTGCTATTAATTCTTATAGAGAAAGTGTTAATCTTGCAAAAGAAAGAGGATGTTTTCCTATATGGGATGCTGATAAAGAAGCTATAAATCCTTTTATTAGAAGAGTCATTAGTGAGAATTTTGATAATAAGGAATACGAGAAATATTTGCAATATGGTCGTAGAAATATCGCCAATTTGTCTATCGCTCCAACAGGATCATTAGCCATTTTGGCACAAACTACTTCTGGCATAGAACCCGTATTCAAAATATTCTATCATAGGAGGAGAAAAGTTAATCCCGGAGAAGAAGGTGTTAAGGTTTCTCATGTGGATGAAAATGGCGATTCTTGGGAAGAATATAATGTAATCCATTATCCATTTATTGAGTGGTTTAGTGCTCAAACAAGTGGAAAAATGACTTTTAGCGGAGCCAAAGCATTTTTGGAAGGTCAGGGTGAAGAAGAATTAAATAATCTAGTTGCCCAATCTCCTTGGGCTAAATCGGAATCTCATGATATTGACTATCTCGAGAAAGTCAGAATGCAGGGTCGAATCCAGAAATGGATCGACCACAGCATCTCTGTAACTCATAATCTTCCTGAAAAAATTTCTATAAAAGAAGTTAACGACATTTATTTTCAAGGTTGGAAAGCTGGATGTAAAGGATTAACCATTTATAGGGAGGGATCAAGATCCGGTGTTCTTATTTCCAAAAAGGAAAAAGATACTAATGAATTTAAGGAAACTCATGCACCAAAAAGGCCTAGAGTTTTAGAAGCAGATTACTATGTAGCAACTGTCAAGGGAGCTAAATTTGCAGTTATTGTTGGCTTATGGCCAGGAACAAATCGTCCCTATGAGGTTTTTGCATTTGAAAACCCTCCTATGATGAAAAATACAAGAGGAAAAACCGTTAAAGTTAAGAAGGGGGAATATAAATTTATAAATGGTGAATTTGAAATCCCTAATCTCCAGCTGGCCTCTACAAGAATTGAAGAAAGAACTTTAACACTCTCTGCTTCAATGCTTTTAAGACATGGGGCTCCAATAAATCATGTAAATCATGTAATTTCTAAGATTGATAGTAATATTGCTTCTTTCTCTGCTGCTATTAGAAGGTATCTTTCCAGATATGTAGAAGACGAGATAAATGGTGAAGGATGTCCAAATTGCGGAGATAAACTTATTATGCAGGATGGATGTGTTAAATGTGTCAATCCGTCTTGTGGTTTTTCCAGATGTGGTTAAAAATTAACAAATTTTAACAAAAACTTACATTTATCCCATCCATATAATAGATAAATACTTAAATTAATCTATTATATGGATTTTTCTTGTGACCCGGTTAAATGCTTGGAATGCGGAAAAGAGTTTCCTTATTCTAATGGATATTTTGTTTCCCATTTATCTAAAGAACATAATTTAACTCTCAGACAATATGTTGTAAAATGGGAATATAATAATGATGAAGACAAAGTTCCGAAATGTCAATGCGGATACTGTGATGAACCCGTTCCTTTTTATAGAGGGCAATTTCTTATAGGACAAAAATTAAGAGCTCATCAAAATCACAATTGGTTAAAAGAACAATATATTAAAAAACATGGTGTTCCAAAATGTAAATCATGTGGAAAAGAAAATGATAATTTTTATCGGGGTAAACCGAGAGAAAATTGTCATAAGTGTGTAAAAAATGGAAAGATTAATCAGGATAATAAGTCCCGGTTTGGATCCTCTGAAAAAACTATATCTACCCTTAAAAAAAGATACGGAGTTATAAATACTAGTCAATTTCCTAAAAATAGAGAAAATGCTTCCAAAAGAATGATCGAATATAATTCTAATTGGAAGAAAAATCATACGATAAAAAAATATAAAAATACAGAACTTTACTATCAATCTTCATTTGAATATGATTTTTTGCAATTATGCGAAAATAAAGGTATCCTCTCTCAATTGAGTAACGGCCATTCTTATAATTATTTGCCAGAGGATAGGAAATATGGAATTCGACTAATGACAGATTTTTCAATCGATAATTATGAGATAGAAATAAAATCCTCCTATATTATGAAAAAACAAGGAGGAATAGATGCTGTATTTGCAAAGAAGAAAGCAGTCGAAACATCCGGAAAAAAATATATCTTTATTTTAGATAAAGATTATTCGGGTTTGGAAAACATAGGTTTTTTGTGGAATATATAAAGAAAATACTTAATAGTATGGAAAAGTTTGTATACGAAAATTTAGACGAATTTCTAAACGAAAGATTTGTCGAAGACCCTGAGGTGGATGGATCTTATGAAGAAAACTTCCCAGAGGATGAAGAGGAATCTGAAGAAATAGAAGATGAAATAGAAGATGAAGAAATAGAGGAATCCCCCAAAGAAGAAACAGAAGAAGAATCAGAAGAAGCCACTTCAAATAAAAAAGGATTCCATGAAAATATAGAAGATAGTACTCTTGAAAATGAGGATTTTAGAAGAGTTCTATATACAGGAGAAAATCTTCAATTAGTTGTAATGACCCTACAAGAAGGAGAAGAAGTTGGAGAAGAAATCCATGAAAATGATCAATTCTTTAGATTCGAAGAGGGGGAAGGAATTTGCATCATTAATGATAATGAATATGAAGTAGAAGATGGATCGGGGGTTATTGTTCCAGCAGGATCTAAACATAATATCATTAATATCGGAGAAGGCCCCCTAAAATTATATACTCTTTATTCTCCTCCCCATCACAAAGATGGTGTAAAATATGCCTCTAAAGAAGAAGCTGAAGAATCTTCAGAAGAATTTGATGGCGAAACAACAGAATAATTTAAAATGCTTGTAAGAGAAAGCGTTAATTTCATTAGAGGAGACAGAGATGAAGAATCTATTAAAACTAGTCTCTTTGGGATTAGAGTGGGGCATATTGTTATTCCTTCGAAGCTTCCTCCATTTCCTAATTCTAGAAGCGGAGTTACTATGCCAGCTTATTTAGTGGAATCTATCCATGATGAAGGAAGGAAAAGATCCTTAAGACTTTTAGGTATTGGATATTTTTATAATTTAAATTTTCGTAATCCGGGGGATACACCTTCCCAGTGGTTTAGTTTTTCTTCGGGATTTTCCACATCTTTAGGAAATGAAGAAGATTATAAACCAATTGATTCATCTTTAAAAGAAATGATACTCGATTCTTTAAAAAAAGAGCCGGAAAGAAGAACCTGGGAAGTCCATAAAATGAATTTTTATGATAGATCTGGCGGAAAACCCATTCTATTAAAAGAGGAACTTTTTCATCGATCTTCAACTAAATCCCAAATAAAAGATAAATTAATTGGATTTCGTCCTGGAAGTATTATAACTTCAACAGAACCCTGGCCAGTAAATAAACCTTATAAAGAGGTTTATATGTATATTAAAAAAGGAGAAAAATTTAATGACCAGGGAAATCCAATAATAGTTACTTATATCGGGGCTCTTTCTAAAAGAGATGGAAAATTAAGCCAATTCTTAATAAGACATAAGAAAATGTTGGGCGAAACAGTTATATGGGAAGAAAATAAAAGATCTCTAACTCCCGAAGAATTACAAAAAGTACAAAAAACTTTTGCAGAAATTCCAAATTACCGCAAAAAAATATACGACGAAACTGGAATAAAACCATCCCTAAACGAATCCATAAATTTTGAAAGAGGATTAGATCCCAAACATTCTATGAAGATAGGAAAGAAAGCCCTTATCATTAAGTGGTTTTCTGATTTAGGTATAGACGAAAGTAGATATGAGATTCTTCCAGACTTTTCTATTAAAATAGGGAGATATTTAAATTTAAGTAACACCCAAATAACTTCTCTTCCAGATAACCTTTCTGTAGGAGGGGATTTAAATTTAAGCAACACCCCAATCACTACTCTCCCAGATAACCTTACTGTAGGGGGATGGTTAGATTTAAGTAACACCCCAATAACTTCTCTCCCAGATAATCTTACTGTAGGGAGATGGTTAGATTTAAGAAACACTCAAATAATTTCTCTCCCTGATAATCTTACTGTAGGAGGGAATTTATATTTAAGTAACACCCCTATAACTTCTCTTCCGGATAATCTTTCTGTAGGAGGGAGTTTAGATTTAGAAAACACCCCAATAACTTCTCTTCCAGATAATATTTCTGTAGGAGGGAGCTTATATTTAAGTAACACCTCTATAACTTCTCTCCCAGATAACCTTACTGTAGGAGGGAATTTAAATTTAAGTAACACCCCTATAACTTCTCTTCCAGATAACCTTACTGTAGGAGGGAATTTAAATTTAAGTAACACCCCTATAACTTCTCTTCCAGATAACCTTACTGTAGGAGGGGATTTAAATTTAATCAAGACCAAAATAACTTCTCTTCCAGATAATATTTCTGTAGGAGGGGATTTAAATTTAATCAACACCAAAATAACTTCTCTTCCTCCTTCTTTAAAAGTAAGAGGACAAATCATAGGATTTAAAGGAAAGATAGTAAAAGAATCTTTAGAATTTCATAGAACTTATTCAGAAGCAGAAATCAAAGAAAAACTTTTTGGATGGAGGTCAGGACAAATATTAATTTATAATACAGAACGTAAGCACGGGGTTACTAAATTATTTGTTTATAATGAAACTTTAGAAAGTGATGATGTTTTAAAGCCCTGGGATATTCAATGTATGGAGATAGGGCATATGGGGGGAAATCCAAAATATGCTTATATTCATGTTGGATTTTTTCCGAGTTTAACTATAAAAAGAGAAAAAGATCTAAGAATTCCAAATTTAGAAGAAAGAGAAGTTATAAAAAAAGCTCTCAAAAAGGAATATTATAAAAAAGAAATTAAAAAAATCGAAGAAAAATTAGGAGTAAGAATTTTTGTATGATAGTAAGAGAATCCATAAATTTTGAAAGAGGAATAAATCCTAAAGTTGCTATGGGATTGGGCGTATTTTCTCCGGGTCGTCTTTTTAAATACGAGGATAGTCATGCTGTTAGACCCGAATTTCCCTCTGTTTTTGCATATATTGAAAGAGATAAAACATATAATTACTATTTTTATATAGGAAGATTTATCGATCCAAAAGAATCTTTTACCGGATCCAATTTTACATTTGGAGGAAGTCCGCAAAGTGATAATAGATACAATCTTCAAAAAATAAAGGATGATCACATGGTTCTTTTATCAGAAAAAGAAAAGAAAGCATTAAGAAAGGTTTTTTCTGATGAAAATAATCAGGATATTGTAGATTCTTTACAAAGAAAAATGAAAGCAAAAATTCTTTTAGAATCTTTATCATTTCAAAGAGGAAAATCTGAAAGGGAGATAAAAGATTTATTAGGAGAATGGAGACCAGGAAAATTAGTAATAAACCCTCATACAAATATAATATATGTTTTTCTTGGGATGAAGGATGAAGAAAATGCAGAAATATTTTCTCTAGGACATTTAAGAAATATTGGGAATTTCCCCAAAACCTATCTCAAAAAATATAAGAAAGTAACAGATTCAGAATGGACAAGAACTAATCTGAAGCCTACAAGAAACTTAAGGACTTTAACTGACGAGGAATATCATGTAGTAAAGCCTTCTTTATATCGGGAATATATAAATAAAGTCAAAGAAAATTTTGGCGTAGACATTATTATACCATGACAGAATTCATAATTAAAAGTATTTTATCTGAGGAACTTTTCGGACAGCGTTTATGCGAAAGTTTAGAGGATCAGCAAATTGTTGAATACTTTTATCGTGAGCTTTTATTAGAAAAATTCTTATATGGGGAGCCAATAACAGTGCCAGAATTAAGAAAACTTTTACGTCAAAAAATCGTTAATTTTGAATTTATAAAACTTGATGGGGAAGTTCGCCCGGCAGAGGGAACAACCATGATGAAGTATATTCCAAAGAAAGACCATCCTAAAGGAATACGTCCATCTTCTCCAAAAGTAGCTACCTTCTTTGATTTAGATAAAATGGCTTGGAGAAGTGTTTCCCAAAGAAGTAAAGAAATAGTTCTTAAGAAAGACGAAGAAAAAGGTCGTCCTGTTGTAGTTGTTCAGGATAAAGATAGGGAAGCTACAAAAGTTCCTAAGGAAAAACCAGTTGAAAAACCAAAAGTTGAACCAGTTGAAAAACCATACGAAGAACCAATTGATGAACTCAACGTTGGAGACATCAGGTTCTACCTCAATCGATATGGCAAAGAAATTCAAATTGAGATTATTAGGATTGGAGACGATGGATCTGTATATGCAAGAACTATGGCAGATAATGCTCTCTTTAGAGTCCCTGAAGCTAGACTTAAAAATATCGGGGAAAAAGTTCCTGCAGAAGAAGTTCAAAGAGGAAGAAAAAAGATTCTTACTACGGAACCTATTAAATCAGAAAAACCTGCTCCTCCCCCAGCTGCTGCCCCTAAGAAAAAGATAGAAAAACCTACAACTATTCTTCTTCCAAAAGAACAAGTTCCTTCGAAGGAACCCCCGGAAGAAATACAGACTGAAGAACCCGGAGCTGAAGAACTCTAATTCTTTTGGACCCATAATAAAACTTTATGGGTCTTTTCATTTATAATACATGTAAAACTATAACAATGGATAGAAAATGGGATCTTAGGGATATTGCGATTATCCCAACAATACAAAGCGACATTTCAAGCAGAAAAGAATGCTTGGTAAAAACTGATTTTAATGGAAAAGAGATGCTTCCTTTAATGGCATCTCCTATGGATACTGTAGTTTGCGAAAAGAACTATGAAACCTTTATCGATCATGGTATCGTTCCTTGTTTACCTAGAGGATTTGCATCAAAGCATCTAATTCATACATCTTCTTATTTTCAAGCTTTTGGTCTTCATGAGATTGAATCAGCTTTGGAAACTTATACAAAAAATCTTAAATATGCTGAATTGGATCAGATGTTAGATGAAACTCATGATGAATTTTATCATTATCCAAATGTCCTAATTGATATAGCAAATGGGCACATGGGTAAATTGATCCAGATAATAAAGGATATTAAAAAATATTGGCCAAACATTCAATTAATGGTAGGTAATGTGGCTAATCCTCTTACGTATAAAAACCTTGCTATGGCAGGTGCTGATTATGTAAGAATATCTATAGGATCTGGCGCGGGATGCACGACAGCCGCGAATGTAGCTATTAATTATCCTCTTGGCTCTCTAATTAGTGAATGCCATAAGATAAAAATAGAAAGCCATCTCGAAACAAAAATTGTAGCTGATGGCGGAATGCAAGGATATGATGACATAATCAAAGCCCTTGGATTAGGAGCAGATTTTGTTATGATTGGTTCTTTATTTAATAAAGCCATGCAAAGTGCAGGATTTAATTATCTATGGGGTAAGAGAATAAAATCCTATGAATTAGCTAAGACCTTATGGAAGTGGGGTTTCCCCGTGAAGAAAAAATATAGGGGGATGAGTACAAAAGCTGTTCAAAGAAGTTGGGGAAAATCTAAACTTGTAACAGCTGAAGGAATAACGAAATATCAAAAAATTGAATATAATCTTTCTCAATGGGTGGAAAATTTCGAGGACTATTTAAGATCCAATATGAGTTATTGCGGATCCAGAACTCTCCCAGAATTTATAGGGGAAGCTGAATATGTTTTCATTACGGAAAATGCTTTAAGAAGATTTACAAAGTGATTTTTTATATTTTCCCCTCTTTACTCCAGTTCTGGAGGCAGACATCTTTTTTCTAGTTTCTTCTGACATTTTTTTATTGAGCCAGGGTTTATTTCTTGCATTATTTTTACTTATTTTTTGTCTAGATTCTTCAGAATGATGCCACCCCTTATTTTTTGAAATATAGTTTGCATAGGTTTTTTCATTCATGGGAATTCCCTTATTCCATGCTGTTTTTCCTTTTTTTGAAATACTAATTTTTTGTTTTGTCTCATCTGACATTTTTCTATTTTTGTTTCGAGAAATTCCTTTGGATGATTGAGAGATTCTCGCTTTGGATAACTCCGAGTGACTAAAGCACCCTCTAACCCCCAACCCTCCGGTCGGGCTTAAATTATATCCGTTGGGAAATAAAGTATTATATTTTTGAATATATTTTTCCTGTGCATTAAAAGCCTCCTTCTTTGATGGAAAAACTTCCAGGATTTCTTTTTTGAAATTTTGTTTTCCGTATTGTCTTAAAGCTCTTTGTAAATAAGGCCTTCCACTTCCGAGATAACCATCATTTAAATCATTTGTAGAATGATCCCCTACATATTGTTTTCCATTAATTAAATTAGTAGTTATATAAACAAAGTGAATCATAAACTTTTTTGGTTTCTTTTCATATAAGATATATAAAATATATATTCAAAACAGATCTAGCAATAATGGCGATAATACTATATAGCAACGGTCTTACTGAGGAAATATTACCGCAAGGATTAACTTTTTCAGATGAAGAAATTTTAGGTTTCTTTAAGGCATTTAATAATATCCAAACAAAAAGATTGGACGAAGTTCCTAATACATGGTGCGTATGGGGTGAATTAAAAAATCCAGCTGAAGATGATTATAATAAATTAGCTTCAGAAGTTATTCAGGAACATTGTTATTCTCAGATATTTTTTCTTCATGATACAGAAGTGGACCCATCTTGGAATTTAACGGATGCTGTAATCTATGATAATTATTTAATATTTAAGAAAAAAATTCTTAAATTTCTAGATGAAATAGCTATTGAAACTATTCGGGAGATCGAGCAAATAAGAGAAGAAACAGGAAAAACTAATATGTCTCTTGAACAAGTTGCTGTTTCAACGGACAAACGAGTTATATTTAAATTGGATCCTAATAAACAAGATTCCCATTTCTTTAAACCCGATAATTTCCAGGAATTTGCTATTAAATGCTATAATTTTATTGATACCTCTTATAAGGACGGAATAATCTTTCCTATATATGCAGATAAAAAGATGATCATAGTTTTGGATCAAAATCAGGTAAAACCATATTTGGATCTTCTAATCGACTTCTTTCAGAAAAAAGAGGAATTTGAAAAATGCGCAAGACTTAGAGATATTTATAAAAGCTGGGTAGCCTTTAATGAAAAGCAAAAAAATAAGCCAAAAAGAGGAAGACCTAAAAAGAAAAAACAGGATGATACCCCAACTTCCTAATATAATATTAAATCAGATTGATGGATCTTCATTTCGAGAAATCTCCCCTATTTTACCTGAATTCATAGAATTCCCGTTAATCCTTTGTCTGGATTCTAATGGAAAATTATATTGGAACAATCAAATAAAAGAAAATTCTATTGAAGTTCATTCAAGCCATTTCGATCTAGGATTTTTCTATAAAGAAGGAAGAATAGGATTAGGAAGGGAGCCTCTTTTTAATTATAAATTTGATATAGCTGTTTCAGAAAATACTTTATCTACGGCATTTCATATTGGGGATGGCCGATATGGATTTTCTATGGGCAACGGAACAGAAATTGGATTTCTTCCAGAGATAATTGGTATGGGAAGTTCAGAAGAGGATGCAGGGCTTTATTTTATAGGTCGTGCTGGAAATTCTATTCCCTCAGACATTCCCCTTATAATAATAGATGGGAGAAATTCCGCTGACGAAGAACTTATAAATCGTCCTATATTAGGTATTACTAGTGCTAATTACAAAAAATATAAAGTCCTTATTGACCAAAAAGGCAATGTAGGAATAGGGAAAAAACCAGAAATATATAAGATGGAAGTGGATGGTGAAATTAGTGCTACAGACTTTATAATAAGAGGTATCAGTATTATTGATATTATCCAGGAGTACCAAGATGAAATAAAGGAATTAAAAAATAAGATAGAAGCGCTTAGGCAACAGAAGTAAAATAAAAAGAATGGATGATCCAAACGTTTATATTGGGGCTCTTAGTAATACTTTGCATTCTCTTAGTAGTATCTATATTTAAAAAACCCTTTGATTATACTCCGAGAAACCCATGCCGCTTTAAGATATTGGAGCCGCAATTTACTGTGGAAAATGGCAAAAAGAAGGCTTCTTTCATGATTTTAGTGGAGAAAAAGCATAGATATTTTATTAATTTTCCTTTGTCCTTTAAATTTTATTCTGAACAGGAATTTAAATCCCTTGTTAGAATTTATTATACAATCCCTAATTATCCAAAGCAAAAGCTTTTAGAAAAATTTATTGAATATACTTCTAAAAAAACTAAAGAGCATATTGTTTATCTTACGGATGTTGTAGTTGGCAAAGTTATTATTGATATAGAGCTTGAAATAGAAAATGGAAATCCTACAATATTATTTCAAATCCTCGAAAATAGTACCTGTGATTTAACCAAGGATCAAATATTGGAAATAAAGTTCCCGTAAATTTTTAACAATTTTTTAACAGAAAAGATCCCCGGAATTTTTTTTCTTCGGGGATTTTTTGTATATTTGTCCCGTAAAAAGTTATCTATGGAAAATATTCAGATACTCGAGGAAAAATATCTCAAAGCGAAAATAGCTTATTATGAAGGCTTCCCTTTTATGACTGATGCAGAATTTGATGCATTGGAATCCTTATTGAAAGAAAGGGGGTCGAAAGCTATTGAACAAGTTGGTTCAAAGAGAAAAGATTTCGACTTTACCCATCCAACCAAGATGCTTTCCCTTTCAAAGATCCAGACGGAGGATACAGAGTCTGGAACAAATTATATGGAAGAATCCTTTCAAAAATGGTATCAGAAAAGATCACAGCAGATCGGAAAAGTTTCCCCTTTATTTTCATCTCCTAAATTTGATGGAAATGCTATAAATATAATATATCGCGGGGATACGCTCGCAAATGTTCTTACCAGAGGGGACGGATTTACCGGCAAAGATATTACCAGGAGATTTTCTCTTAAACTCCCGCAGAAACTTATTATTTTTGGTCTTGATCCCATTACAGACGAAGACGTTATTGAAATTCGTTGTGAAGTAGTTATCAAAACTAAACTTTTTCAGGAAAAATATTCTGCTGAATTTGCTAACCCCAGAAATTATGTTGCAGGTGTTATTGGTAAGGATGACGAGGATCTTGAAAAAATGTCAGAACTGGATATTATTCCTCTGAATTTTTTAATTAATGGAAAATTTGCCTCCCCATCCGTATTTTCTAAAAATGAGATTTTTTCCAAAAATTTCAATACAATTGTTCCAGCAGATGATTATATTACGACTCTGAAAGCTTATGAGATGCTCAGAGAAGAATATCCATATCAATTGGATGGCGTTGTATTTGCATTCCCTGTTGAATATAGGGAATTATTGGGGGAGAATGATCATGACCCTGAATGGGCAGTAGCTATAAAATTTGTTCCGGCTGAAGTTGTAACAACAGTAGAAGGTATTGAATGGAACCTATCAAAAAGGGGAGAAATTATACCAACCTTACTTCTTAAACCTGTTTTCTTAGATGGTTCTACGGTTTCGAGAGCTTCTGGATATAATGCAAAATATGTTATCGAAAAAGGAATTGGAAAGGGAGCTTTAGTTTCTATAGCAAAAGCCGGAGATATTATTCCTGAAATACAAAAGGTTATTGCTCCTTCCTCGGAAAATGCTCCTCTTCCAGAAACCTGCCCTGCATGTGGAAAATTAGCTGTTTGGAATGATTCAGAAGTTCATATTATTTGTTCCGATCCAAATTGTCACGGAAGAATTGCTAAGCAGCTTTCTTATGCTGTAAAAATTCTTGAAATCCAGAGAGTTGGAGAAAAAACTATCGAACCCTTTGCAAAGGATTTCAAAAATATGTTTGAACTCATGGTTTGGGTTCTTGGTGCAGGAGCTGCTACAAAAGATATTGAAAAATATGGTATCAAATGGAATTCTCGCTCCCATGAAATATTCGTCCAGGCATTTATGAATATCAAATCTTTAACCTATACCCAGGTTATTCAGATGCTCGGATATGATAACGTTGGGGAGAAAATTTCAACTCAGCTTGCTCGAGAACATGCAGGACTTGATTATGATTATGCAAATCTTGAAAGAGCCTTGGTAGCCAAATTAAGAAGTCCGGAGGTTAGCAATTATATTAAAAAGGTGGTTTTAACTTTGGAAAGCTTGGGAATTACTATTGATAAGCCAAAAGCAAGCCCAACAACAGGAACTATTTATGTTTGCATGACTGGAAGCCCAAAACCTTTTGGATTTGCAACAAAAGCAGATTTTATCTCTAAGTTCCCGATGCTTGAAGAGGTTTCAATTTCTGATAAAAAATGTCAATTCCTTATCACGGATGATTATAATTCTACCAGCAACAAAATGGGGGTAGCAACTAAAAAAGGAATTCAGATACGTACATACGGAGATTTTAAAATTTAATCTTCCACCCCTTAATAATTAAAAATATGAAAAAATATTCCGTAACAGTCATGCATCCAGGGGGGACTACTTATAACTATACCGTAGTCGCTAACAGATTTTATTTTGATCACGATTCTATCATTTTTGTTAAGGATGGAGGTGAAGTTGAAGTTTATCCCCAGAATTTAACAATTGTAAAAGGAGAAGGATGATTAATCCAAACTATACCACAGATTATTTCGAAGCAGGAGATGTAGTTCTTTATGTCCCCCAGCATGCTTTGAATGACTATAGAACATGGGTCGGCGGAGGAGATATTGATGAAGGAGGAATATTCGATCCAAAAATGAGTTTTTACAAATTCGAACAAGGAATAGTTTCTTCAAAAAACGATACTTATGTTTTTGTTAAATATTGGCATAAGGGGGAACTTTCAACAACGTCAGAAGCTACAAACCCCAAAGATTTAGTTCTTTGGAAAAAATCAGAAAAATGAAAGAACAAAAATTTCCTATTTATTTTTTTAGTGCTCGCTGGTCTCAGGATGGGGAGCAGGACCCAAATTATCCCAAATGGTATGAAGGATTACCGGAAGGAAGAATTTGGAATAGCACAGGATTCAGCAAAATGTTTCGCGAAGAACAAACTCAGGAACAGCTTGATGCTTTTGTTCAGGATTGGTGGCAAGCATTTCTAAAAAATAAAGAAGAAGCGGAATTCAAAATTATAAATCCGGAATTGGATTATCTCAAAGCTGAGTACAAAAAGCACGATACATGGGTCTTAACCTGGTTTCAGCACGAGACTTTTGATATTGGCCAAACTGATGAGGAAGCTCTTCAAAGCTTTGAAGATTATGTTTCCCGGATTGAAAATGAAAATAGAGGTAAATCTGAAATGGAAGGAACTCCTCTTATGGGTGCGGAAGATCGTTGGAGATGGAGGGGTGCTGATGAAAACGGAAATTATAGCGAGGATGCCCCTGCTCCTTGCCGATGTAAGTATTGCAAAGAACAAGGTGTATTAAGAATAGCACATTAATATGGGATTACTTTCATTCGATAAGCCAAAAAAAGTCCGCACTACTGAAGAGCATAACAAAATGTTTTCTTCTGATTGTGGTGTTGCCGGAACTTATGTTCCTAATATGAGTAAAGAGGATGAACTTAAATGGAAAGCAAAACATATTAAGGGCGATGATGAAAGGGTGGAGATAAGGAAAGAATTTGGCGGAGCTAATTTGGTGGTCATTGTTTATAAAAATCAATATAACCCTCCATTCCCGGATTCTCCTTCAATGAAAAAATATAATACCCCCGAATATGAGAAAGAATATAAAAGATACCGGGAGAGGTTAAAGAAATATTATACAAAACATAATGAAATAAAAATATCTTCCAATGGAACTATGGATATAACATGGGAGGATTGGAGGGAGCTTCAGGATGCTATAAAAGAAGCTTTGGAAATACTTCTTTAGCTATGTGGCAATATGTGGCAGTTTTTAACAAACTTTAACATTGATTATCAATACTTTAGAATTTTCAAATGGCAATATGTGGCAGATTATGAAAAATGTTGATGCTGTTATAATTACGGAAGAAAAATCTCATCTTAATAGTGTTTCTATTGAATGCCCTCATTGCCATGCTACCGGGTTTCAAATAGAATTAAATGAAACTTATCCCAATAATTGGAAGGAATATAAATGTAAGGTTTGCAATAGACGATTTATGAGTAAATGAAAAATCCCATGACAGAAAATTTAACCAAAGATCTCTTAGAGGATGTTATATTTTGGGAGAAACATACCGAGATTTATCAGTCATTGGAATCTTTTATTAGAGAAAGATATAAGGTAATCCCAAAAAATCCCGAGAAGAAAGGAAATAGAGATGGTGTAAGATTTCTTCTTGAAACTATCTGTGAAGCACGGATAGAATCATCTGACAAATTAAGGTATCTTGAACCTGAACTTACAGAAAAATTTATAATTGAAAAAATATGAAAAGAAAACTTGTCATTTATTTAATTGGAAGTCTCCGAAATGAAAAAATCCCTCATATTGCTAAGGAAATTAGGGAATTAGGATTTGAAGTTTTTGATGACTGGTTTTCTCCTGGCCCTGAAGCAGATGATTTTTGGAGAAAATTTGAAAAGGTAAGAGGAAGTTCTTATAAAGAAGCTCTTAGCAATTATGCGGCAAAGCATATTTACAATTTTGATAAAAGCCATATTGATCGAGCAGATATTGGAGTATTATTTATGCCTGGGGGAAAAAGTGCTCATCTTGAATTAGGTTATATGATCGGCAGGGGAAAAAGATGTTTTGTTTTGTTTGATAAAGAACCCGAAAGATGGGATTTAATGTATCAATTTGCTATGGAAAATGAAGGGGATATTTGTTTTTCTATGGATGATTTGAAAAAATCTTTGAAGGATGCAAAGGATCTTTTTGATTTGAAAGAAACTTTAAAATGAAAAAAGAAAATATATTATTCTTGGATTTTGATGATGTCTTAAATTCAGTAAGATCTGTTTATAAGAAATTTTCTGAAGCCGTTGGGGTTGAATGGAAAGAGGAGGATTTTGATCCTAAATATTGGGGCCAAGGTAACCCGGACGAAATTAATCCGGATTTGCAGGAAAGGGTTCAAAAGGCTTATGAAGAATTAAGAAAGGATCCAAAATGGGAAATGCCTAATCTTTCTGGAGAATATTATCCTCATGATGAATTTGCTATTCAGAATCTTAATAAGATTGTCGAGGAGAATGAAGCAAAAGTAGTTATTTGTTCTTCCTGGAGATTGGGAAGGTCCATAAAAGAGCTTCAGGACATCCTTAATTCATGGGGAGCTAAATGCGAAGTAATAGGGGTAACTCCTAAAAAAATGAGTTCAACGAGGGGGGAAGAAATTTGGATGTGGATAAGAGATAATCATTCAAAAGTAAAAGCTATTTGTATTTTGGATGATTCCCTTTTTGATATTAGCCCTCTACTTGACGAATATTGTGTTCATGGAATAAAGGGACATCACCATGGATTAAGAGATATTCATATTCCATTGGCTAAAAAATGTTTTGAAACCCCGTTTAATTATAAGAAATATTCAAAATAATTATTTTTTATTATTGGAAATTTTTCGTATATTTGACCTTTAATAATGGAAAAAATTATGAAAGACAAGATTAAAAAAACATGGGATAATTCTAAGGGGCCACTTTTTTTGATTTTTCTTGTTGGATTGGTTTTATTTGCAATGATTTATCCTATAGTATAATGTCAATGATAATTTACAAAACCCGAAATAAAATAAATGGAAAAATTTACATTGGACAGGATAGTTATGACAATCCATTGTATCTTGGCTCTGGTGTTTTGTTAAATAGGGCTATTTTAAAATATGGAATTGAAAATTTTGAAAAAGAGATCCTTGAAAAATGCGACACCCAGGAAAAATTAAATGAAAGAGAAATTTTTTGGATAAAAACATTAAATTCTCAAAATCCCCAAATTGGATATAATATTTCTCGAGGCGGCTCTGGAGGAGATACGATTTCTAATAATCCAAAAAGAGAAGAAATTTGTAAAAATCTATCGAAAAGGAATATAGAATTTTATAAAAATAAATCAAATCATCCATCCTTTGGAAAAATACAATCCTTAGAATCTAATCAAAAAAGAAGAAATGCGATTTTGGGGACAAAAAGAAGCAAAGAAACAAAGGAAAAACAATCAAAATCTTCTTCGGGAAAAAACAATTCAGCCTATGGAAAAATCTGGATCCATAACGGAACTGAAAATAAATTGATTAAAAAACCCGATATCGAAAGCTATCTAGATAAAGGATGGAAAAAAGGAATGATATTTAAAAATAATCCCTTATGATGATTGATTATATTCAAAAAATGTTTAAACGTTCTTTTGAAAAGGAATATTACGAAACCTATTGGGCAATAGATCTCCATGGAACTATCATTAAACCTAATTATAAAGATGTAACGTATCCTGCAGAATACTATCCTTTTGCAAAGAAAGTTCTCCAACTCTTAACAAAGAGGCCAGATATAAAATTAATTCTTTGGACTTCATCTTTTCCCCATGAAATAGAGGAATATCTAAAGAAATTTGAAATAGATGAAATTCATTTTGATGCAGTAAATGAAAATCCCGGGATAAGTTCCAAAAATGGTAACTTTGGATTTTATGAACAAAAATTCTATTTCAATGTTCTTTTTGAAGATAAAGCCGGATTTGACCCCGAGAAAGAATGGGAATTAATCTATGAATTCCTTATTGATTGCGAAAATGCTGGATGGCTTCCGAACCCTAAATGGACTACTAAATATTAAGATATGATTAAAGGAAAAATATGGTTTTCCCCTGCTGGAAGTATGCCTCTTATTGGAATAGTAAAAGTAGAAAATAAGATGGGCGAAATAAAATACTATATTGGTACGGGCCTTGGGGTGAATGAAGAAGAGGATGCCCGGTATATTTCTATGTATGGAGCCCATTTTCCTTTCGAATCAGGAGAGAAATTATTTAACCTATGAAAATTAATAAGAGACAACAGAAAATTCAGCCTCACATGCCTGATCTAACTCGGGTGGAAGGAGGAAAAAGCGTAAGCCTTCGTTTAGAAGATCTTATTCGAAATGCGAATAAATTTGATTGCGAAGGACTTAAAAGAGAGTTTTTCAAAATTCTGGACGATCCTACAACAACCGTAAGCAAAGAAAAAATTGCTGAATACAAGGAGCATTCAAAAACAAAATACACCACAAAAGCCATGCTGATATTTATTACAAATATCTATTGTGCTGGTGCAAATATGAGCTTAAAACTATAATCATGACACAAGATTTCATTCACGAATTTTTAGGTTTCCATCGGATTCCCTCTTCGTGCCGAGTACTAATGTTCTCAGATGATGGAGATCATTTTATTCTTTTCGAAGATATAGATGATGGTACTTCAGTCACGAATGCTTCGGAACAACTTGCAACAGAAATTGTTGAAAAGTTCAAATTAAATCCTGG